CACGATATCTATCGAATCAATCAGTTCTTCTAAGTCCACACCGTCGTCTCCTTTCGTGTAAATTATTTTATTAGCTTGATAATTTAATAAGGGGTACTCGGTATGTGTTGTTTTGCTTGTTCATAGGAAATCAAGTTTCCATTAAACTGCAAATCTATGTATTCTCCGGATGCGTGCTGCATACCGTTTCGATTAAGGATAACCCTTAATTTCTTATTTCCGCACTCAGCTCCATCAGCTTCTACCTCTTCAGCTGTTTTGTCCTGAATAATTGCAATCGTACTTGCATTTCGTCCAATCTTAGCTGAATCTGCGACTTTACCTGTTGTTGTTGCTTGTGCGGCTCCTATTCCACAAATCCCCATATCTCCACAAATTTTGTTCTTAACCATATCTACAAATCTTCCCAGTTCCTGATATGAATCAAATGCATCTCCATCACCAGATCCTTTGAAGTAATCAACAATCAGTACGTCAAGTCCCATTGTGTGTTGGACTCTCTTTACTGCTGTGAAAATTGTTTGCTGGTCAAACATTGGGATATACAAATGAGTGAACTTTCTGGTCTTCAGCCATTTTCTTGCCTCATCAATTCTCTGTGCTTCTTCTGCGTTGTAACTTCCAGATGTAAGTCTCTTGTACTCTACTCTCGCAATATGAGCCAGAATTCGTGCTGTAAACATTCTTGTGTTAAGCTCACTATCCAGATACAATACTGCTAAGTCTTTCTTCATCAGATCGACTGCACAATTAAGGAGCATCATTGATTTTCCCTGCTTCGCTTCTGCCGCAAAGATAAACAACTCACCAGGCTCAATCGTTGCGTATTCGTTTAATGCTGGGAATTTGAACTGAATACCTGCGTATCCATCTCCCTGTCTGGACTGAATCTCGTCCCAGCAGTCATCCACAACATCTTTGAACATCGGCACATCATTTGTTGTTGAGAATTCTGTCATTACATCATCGATGATGGAATATATCTTCTCTTCAACATTTGTTTCTGCCCGGTTGTAGCAAAGAGCCTGACACTCCTTTAACCTCTGGAATGTATCTCTTCTGAAAGCTGCATCCAGAACATTATCAACGAGCATCTTGTATTCTTCGACTGTATGTCTTGCCAGTACATCACTCATTTCCATAAGTTCATTCAGCTTTTCAATAGATAATTCATCAGCATATTTTCGTGTTGCTTCTGAAGCATTGAGACTTTCTATGATGTTATACGGGTCTATTGTGGTAATTCCTCTTTCAACGAGATCTCCAATAGCTGTATACACACATCTGTTTTCTTTATTTGTAAAATGGTTGGGTAATAAATATTCGGAATAGAAGATGAAATCCGGTTTATGTATTAGCGATGCAATAATACCGGCTTCACTCTCAAGACTATTGATGTCATCTACGCTAGTCATGTTCTAGTCCTCCTCTCGGCTCGTGCTTCTATGTCGTAACAGCAATGATTGCTGAGACCACAAAGGTAATAACACGAGAAAAATTCCCGATTAGGATAGAATTCATCTGCGCCTGATATCTCTTCGACTTTGTGCTGCGCCCATGATAAGGCTTCGCGATATGCGTCTTCGTTAAACGGTTCTTCGATAAACACTCCTGTCCTAAAACAGTTAAAACATAATAATTTCGGCAATTTACCATACTTTTGACGTACTGCTTCTGCATATATGTACAGCTGCCGTAACATTAAATCAAGTTCTTTATCCTTTAACGTTGGCTTCTCTCGCCCGCTTCTCGGCTTTAAATCCCTTGATTTATTGTCAATAATAACAAACTCTCCGTCCTCCTCTCCGAGATAATCAATTCTTCCTGTAAAATTAAACTCTCCTATTTTAAAGTCGATTTTCTCTTCCACAGAAATCATTTTGAATCTCAGCGGCTCTAATGATTTAATAAATTCTGTTCCTGACTGGAAATATTTCTGTACTGTTGCAGCTTTAGGTCTTCCAGTTCCTTTTGTCTTTGCTTTGAATTGCGTGAGAAACATCATTAGTATTTCTTCTTTGGAATTTTCACCTTTAAAATATTTCTCAAGCAAATCATGCATAAACAATCCGTATGCAGCATAGAATTTATCTTCTTTTTTTAATTTGGGAGTATGTATATATGTTAGAAACCACCTGTACGGGCAGTCGTCAAATATTTCGAGCCTACTATAGCTCCAGGTCATCGCCTCAATCAGTGGACGATAACTTATTTCTCCCATTTGTCACCTCTTAGAATGGAAGCTGTGAGTCATCAATTTCTCCACTATCCACAGCTCTCTGAGGTTCTGTGTTAAAACCGGAGTTTCCACCACCGCCAGAATTGATCTCAGCCTGTGTCTCAAAACTAAAGATTTTGAAATTGGTGTAGGTAATATTCTTCTCCTTATTGTAGTTATTTGTAACATCGACATCTCCCAAGCGGATTCTATCTTTCTCTTTTAATGTAAGAGCTTTTCTTGCAGCCGCTGTACCGATGAAATCAACAAATCCAGAGAAGTCTGTGTCGTATTCTCCTGTCTGTTTATTCTTTCTACTGATTGAAATTCTTGCCTTTGTTCGAGTGTCTGAAGCACTTTCTACTGACCAAATAGTTGCATAACTTCCTGTCCTGAATCCCATATGTATTATTCTCCTTTAATGTATTATTCTCCTTTAATGAATTTTTCATTGAATTTTTCGAGTAAATCAGCTGCTAACGCAGGTTCTTTAATTGCAAGATAGTTTCCATTTTTCACATATCGTTTTACGAAATTCTTTACATCGTCCGCTTTACCTGGATTATCCGCAAGGAATTTTCTTATAATCCCATCGAACTGAGAAATAATCTCTTCTGCAATAGCTTTATCTTCTGATACTTCCGCTTCTTTCTGTTTGCTGCGGTATGCATCAACATCTGAGTCAGCCTGTGCAATCTGGAAGTAGTTGCAAAGAAAATATCTTGTGCAGTATGTAAGACCAGAACCGAGAGCCTGTGACGGGTCTCCCTGTGATCCGGTTACAAACCACGGAACTTCGATAAAGTCTTCTGGATTTGCATCGTCTACCCACTTGAATACCATATCGGCAGTCACAAGCATTTCTGATGTCTTTGACTCATATGCCTCGCCAGTTTTAGTAAACTTTGTATTGGATGTTACAAACTGTTCAACATGAGATGTTCCTGGAACAATCTGCGGAATCAGGGAAACCCCATATTTTTTCATACCTGCTGTAATCTTAGCCAGAATTGATGTAATGTCTGCATAGCTGTAGTTGTATCCTCTTTTTTCTTTTGCTACAACGTCAGAAATTGCGCGGATTTTTGCAAGTTTCTGAATAAGATTTAATGTTTCTGTCTCAGCCATAATTCCTCCTTACTACGCTTCAATCAGCGCTTTAAAATTTTTGATGATCTTTTCATTTTTTGATCTTGTTTCTCCTAGACCATCCTTAGTTCTTGCAAGCTCTGCCTGATACTCATCAATTTCCTTGATTTTCTCCTCAATACTTTCATTAAGTGATTCAAGGCTAGTTACAGTGCCAGTTACCATAGATACAGCATCATTATACCGATCTACGAACTTAGCAAGTTCCTCTTTCTTTTTCTGGAGCACATCGATCTCTACAGGCTCCTGAGCAGCTCTTCTTCTCATTCTTATTCTCCCTCTTTAATATATGTAGCACTTTCATCTGCAACATGCAGCAACCATGCAAACCAGCATCTTCCGTATGCACTTCCAACATCTTTATTACCATCCCAAGAACCCATGTGGCAGTTAATTGCGATTGCCTCTATAGGTGTCAACTTGATAAAGTTCTGAGCAAGAAATACTGATTTACTGCCATGACCTCCATAACAAAACTTCTCTTTAATGGTGAATGCATCGTAGCTCTCCCACTGACCTGTCTCGCTATTTTTACGATTCCTCTTTTCTGTTGCATAAAAATTGACTTTGCATAAATCATGAAGTAGTGCAGAAATAATCACTGTTTCGTCCGAAACCTCTACTTCTGGGTACGCTTGTAACAATCTCTTTACTTCATCATAAACATTTAGAGAGTGTTCACATAAGCCTCCGACATAGTCTCCATGATATGCACGAGACGCGGGTGCTGTGAAGAAGTCAGATTCCTCAAGCCATTTCAGCAAGTCTGAGACACCATCTCGTTCTACTGAATTCAGAAGTGCCACAACTCTGTCATGGTTTTCAACTCTTTTTGTTTCTGTCAGCATTGACGTTCTCCTTTCATATTATTATTTTTGGACTTTTACGTCCGAACAAGGGTAGTCGGATTTGAACCGACGAATGCAGGAGTCAAATTCCTGTGCCTTACCGCTTGGCTATACCCCTATGCAGTTTATTTAATTAGCATGATATATGTAATTGAAAGCCTACTTCGTAGTAGGCGATCAACTGAGTTGTAGGATCAAATAATATTATAAAAACCACGCAAGTTTCCATCTTTCGTAGTCTTCTTCATAATCTCTTACAAGCTGTCTGTGCTTTGCTTCGATTGTATTCCTACCGCTATCAAGCTTGTAGGTTTTCCCTTCCATCTGTTGAGAAACTATTGCATTAAAGTCTGGTGGTACGCCTATTATTTCCTGCTCATACATCCTATAGAACACACCAGATAACCACACTCTAAAATAACTCAACTTCAGCGACGTCTTGTCGCTGTTCTGCTTTGATCTTCTTGATAATTCAACCCTCAAAGCTTTTAATGTAGGTATTGACTTAATACCTCGGATCAACGTATCTCCATTCGCTCTGTTTTTCCAGATTTCTTTTGAATACTTCGGATGAACATACAGGAATTGTTTCAATTCGACACAATTATGAAAAGCTTCCAAACCCTCTGGGTAAATTGGAACAACTGTGAACTTTTGATCGTATTTGACCTCTAATCTTTTGAAATCAACATCCGTGCATTTCACTTTTAGTATGTCTTCTTCATCCATTCCTGCATAAGCAAGCCAATAGTAACATCTGTATATATTATCTGTTGCTTGTGTTGATGCCGGTTCGCATATTGCATTTAGATAATTCTGCAAATGTTTTGGATTTGCTATGGTTTGTTGTTTAACTTTATCAAGCCCGATGGATTTTATCTCTAACATACCCGGACAGGCTCCATCTACTTGCATTTCTATACACCATTTCACATAGTCTTTCAATAAGATAAGCCTTGACCATTTACTTCTTGATCGAAAACCAGCAATTTGACTTACCATCGGCTGAAGTTCTTCTGCTGACTTAGTACATAAATCTGCTCCCCATTCTTCTTCATATTTTTCAGTATTCCCAAATACTGATTCACATAGCTTTAATTTCCAAGGTGTAGAAGAAACTACTTCACTTATAAACTGATGTTTTATTTCTGCATTATACATCTGTGCCTCCTAATTAGCTATCGCATTTAACACTAACGCCTTTTGCCAAACACTCATCAGTAAATCTGGATCTATGAATGCTATTGCTGATGAAGATAATATATTGCCAACAGCGACTTGCGCCATGTATTCTTCCGGTAATGTAGTAATATATTCTCCTAGTTTATGTTTTGACATACACTTCGGATTTTCACATAATACCATACTATCCTTTCGGAGTCCAACCTCCTTTGGTATGAATACATGTGTTGGTTGATTGGTCTTCTTTAATGCACTTGTCAGCGGTAAAACTATTAAATTTGGACTATGCTCATTTCCCACATTATTCTGGAACACTAATCCAGGTCTATATCCTTTTTGTTCATTCCCGCTACCATCAAAATATACTAAGTATACGTCTCCTATGTTCGGTTTTTTGTTATCGTTACTATTCTTCAAGGTTGCCACTCCTTTCACTGTATTTTCTCTTGTTTACAGTTAAAGAATAGCACACCATGCTTAATATGTCAAGCTAATAAAATAATTTACTTTGTAATTTTTTCTGCCACTACCGTATATGTATGATTATCAATATCTGTTGATATACTCCCGCAGGTAATATCAATGATAATTCCAGTTTCAAGCTCTTCGATATATGCATATTTTGCTCGTTCAATCACTACATACTGGCTATCCGCATCTGATATCCTATTAGCATTATGCAAGAATATCTTATTCGGATTAAATAGAATATCGAGTACGTCGAACATCATGCTGCATCTGAGCGTATAATTGTTTATATTGCTCTGATAATTGCTAGAAAAAATATATTTATCACACTTTCGTTTAGAAAGGTAGTCTTTTAATTCAGCAATCGAAATTCTCTTACTTTTATTTCCGATTTTGCCATTCATTTGCAGTATTCCTCCATTGACTTTTTGGAAGCGGTGTGGCATACTACAATCAGAATATGTGTTCTATTAGTGGGCATGTATTCCGATCGTAGTGGCTGATTCATGTCACCCCACTACTGATTCAGAAGCCGTGTGAAATGTGGTTGTTTGCGCGGTCTGATGTTAAGTAGCTGTGTTTCGTGGTTGTTGCACAGCTACTTTTTTTGAGGTGAATGTTCGGTCGTCACGCGAACGTTTGTTCTATTTCTCTATAATTTTACCATGTATCTCCTTGACTGTCAATGCAATTTTAATAGTTGGTATAAATTACCATAAACTCTTAATTTCAGGATTCCATTTCTTATTTCTGTGGGGAATATTATGTTCCCAGTGCAGCGACCCCATACTAAGCTCACTATAGAACTTGCACCCATCTTTTACATATGTTTGTTTTCCAGGCACAAATAGTATTCTTAATTCCGGATAATACAACTGTATATTCTTCTCAATACACTGACATGTTTTAATTATATATTTCATTCTTTCATCGCCTACTCCTCCGAGCTGATACTTTGCAGCAAAAAGACTAGGAATCTTTCCGCTTTTAGATAACAATAAGTGATACGCCTTGCCCCATGGAAAATATATCATTGTATATTCACTTTCAAAATTTGATAAATCTATAAAATACTTTTTCCATTCAGTCCCATATATCTGTCTCAATTCACTAGAAATAGAATTCAGCGCATCCCATCTCGATCCATTGCTTTTTAAAACATTCTTGATATATTCTTCTTCAGCTCTCGAAGCTGTGATTTTTTGATTAATCTCATCTGCGTTTTCTTGACACTTCTGGGCTACCTCCTCATTGGCTTTCTCGTCAATAAATTTGTAAACCCAATAAGCCCCTCCTATTAAAACAATCGGTATTCCCCACATATTTTCCCTCCTAAGCAGAGGCTTCTACTATATAGTCTTTTGCGCTATCTATATGTTCCACAGCCTCCTCAAGTCTCTCTATTGCATCTTCCATCTTCTGACATCTCTCACTATCCAATAAGTTTTCAGGCATATTATCGAGGCAGTCTTGCTCTGAATCTAATGCCGACTGAACCATATTGGATGCCCTGCCAAGCAAATCTGTCGCATTTCTTAACAGTTCTCGCCTTTTATTATTCACGCAGGTTACCTCCAGCCTACATTGCTTTATCCCATACGCTTGGGAATACAAAATTCACACACATCGCTTCTCTCTCTGGTGATTTTGAAAAGCCGAACTTGATAGCTCTTTCTACAAGCTGATGGAACTGATGCTCTTTCGATTCGATTGTTAAATCTTCGCATTCAATCGTAATGCTGATTGTCATTTTAATCTCATCGACATCTACATCGACTGAATCTCCAGCGAATTCTTTTAAGATTCCATCAATCGCATCACAATACTCATGAAGGATATCCAGTTTCTCCTTATCGACCTTCCATAATGGTTTAAATCTGTCACTTGCCTCTTCAACCACCATATTTACTACATCAAAACATTTAATCACACTTTCCATTGCAACCATCTCCTCGCTTCTTTCTTAATTTGTGAAACGTGAAGTTAAGCTGAACTGTGCCATTTGTTTTTGGATAAGCCTCAAAATTCGTTGCCAATGATGTAACAGTTTTGAATACCTTGCTATTTTGATAGTCGATTTTTCTCCCTGTCACACTAATATAGCCCATATTTTTAGACGGCTCAAACAGCTCGTACTTCACTTTCACATTTCTACCCTTTGTTATATGTCGTAAAGCCAGATAACTATACAGCATCTGACAGATACGTGCTTTGTCTACATCTGGATTCTTCTTCAATACATTATCTGCTGTATCGGTAATCCATTCTTTATCAGACGAACTTAAAAAGCTCAAATCAATCTGATTTCTTAATGTTTCCATGCGGCGTAACCTCCTTTATTGTACCATTAAAGCCTTACCTCTGCAATCCGGCTAATGCTTCAATGCATGATGAAAATATTGCAGCAGCCTCTTCAACCTCTGCTGGTGTGTTGGTAGACGAAAACGATATTCTTACAGAATCTCTCGCTTCATCATCAGAAAGCCCCATAGCTGTCAACACCCTACTCGGCTCCGACTTATGACTGTGGCAAGCAGATCCTGCAGATATACACACCCCTTTTGCATCTAACATCAAGAGCAGCGTTTCGCTGTCGATGTTTTCGACTCTAAGGTTCAGTGTTTTACCCACATCGCCTACAGAAGCACCGTTGACATGAATCTTGTCTTCAAGATGAGCTTCCTTCAGATAAGATATCATATTTCCATAAAACAACCGTTTAAGCAGTGATACCGTCACTCTCTGTGTTCCAAAATCTGAGCAAATTAAATCACACGCCTTCCCAAGACCGACTATGCCTGCCACATTTTCTGTTCCTCCTCGAAGACCAAATTCCTGATTTGCGCCACCATATATCAGTGATCTGGCAAGAGTTTTATCTTTGATATATATAGCACCAATACCTTTCGGGGCATGAATCTTATGACCGGATATTGTTGCGAAATCGCATCCGATTGTGTTAGTGTCAATAGTATGGCATCCTGCTGCCTGTACGCAGTCTGTGTGGAATATGATTCCTCTTTCCCTACATATTTCACCTATATGATTTATTGGATTGACTGCGCCTGTTTCATTGTTGACATACATTACTGACACGAGACCGATGCTCTCATCCTCGTCTAATAATGCCTCTAAATGCTTTACATCGACCGTTCCGTCACTTTTTATATGTATGAACTGTGTATAAAAGTCGTCTTTTATATTCACTTTTCCAGACGGCTTAAACATATGGGTTGCTGCTTCATATACTGAATCATGCTCAATCTGAGAAATTACAACATGTTTCTTTCCTCGCTCTTCAAGCATACATCTCATCCCGTATGAAAACACCATATTGTTTCCTTCGCTTCCTCCAGATGTAAATACAATCTGATCTGCAGAAGCATTAAATAACTGAGCAACCTGCTCTCTTGCTTTCTGAATAGCTTTTGCAGATTCTCGTCCAATTCTATAAACAGCCCCGGCGTTCCCATATCCACCCTTTAAGTACGGCATCATCGCTTTGAGCACCTCCGGGTGAATCGGAGTCGTTGCTGAGTTATCTAAGTAAATCATAAATTCCTCCTATAATACGGACAGATATCCATACTTGTTTGTGCTTACTTCTACATAATTAATAATCGGAGCGTCCACATTATTATGCCGTAAGTTCCAAACTCTTGAAGTATCAATCTCTCTTATGTATCCGGCTCCTGCAAATCCACATCGAAATGCATAACTTTCTCTTCCCTTATACACTTTCTCACTCCAAAGTGGTTCCAGACGTTTTTCACAGAATTCAATCACTCTCTGATCGAACATAAGGTCAAAGTCATTTGCAAAATCAGGATTACTATATCCGATAGTCTTGCAGAAATTCACTAACTCTTCCGGAGCCTCAAAGCAATAATCAAACAGGATAGCTTTCTTCATATTGGGTTCATGCATTGGCGCAGGCACTTCAATTTCCCCGCTTCCTCCGCAAACATCACATTTTACCACTCCTCGGATATTCTTTCCGATAGGAATCACACCATGTCCGCCGCATCTTTTGCACTTTACTTTCTGAGTTGTTTCTTCAAATGTAATAGCCCCAAACTTTCCGTATGAGAAATCCTCGTAATACTCTGTGTATTTTGTATAAGCTCCAAATTCATTTCTCTCAGCAGTTTCCGATACGCCTTCTGGCTGATCTGCAAAGTAGAAATAATAGCTGGCTCCGCCGAACCAACTTCCAAGTCTGAGATATTTGCCCTTTTCTTCCTCGAATGTTCTTATGTACCTGGTATCAATACCTGTTTGCTTTGCGTAATAAAGCACATATTCATACTGTTCTTTGGATACTACCCTACCTGTCGGTCGCAGTTCCAAAAACGCCCATGTCTTATCTGCTGATTTTTCCTTTGCTTCTGACCATTTCAAATCTCAACACCTCCAATAAATATCAGCTCGTCGATGTATTTTCTGCCTTCTCCTTTGAAAATCGGAATTTCATTGTCGATAACCCACGCTGTTTCAGCTCTTTTGGATTCCTGATTTCACATGTTACTGTACCGTCGGCAGATGTGCTGATAACTCGCCTGTTTCTTACACAGCAACTGCCTCGTTTATACGATGTACCCATGTCATTCCAGTTAATTCCATGCTGCGTCATCAACATATCCTGTATTTGGTTACATGTCTTATTCAGTAACTCTCTGTGGCTAAAATTTGCCTGTCCGAGCATCTGAATTGAGTTTCTACTTGCGTCAAGTTGTCTCCAATAAATATTGTTCGTAACTTCTTCTTTTGGAAGATTGAAAACTCTGGCATCAAACATAGCACCTTTATTTACCGCCTTTGCATATACTCCAAACTGTCTCGTGATCTCGTCAGACGTTACTGATCCTTCAGGCTTACTGTTTGCGTACATGATTGAATAATGCTTGAATCTTCTGTTAAACTCAAGAGTTGCCATGCCTGCCGCAATGCTGCACATTTTCTGTACTTCATAGTCGAACCACGCTTCTGAATTAAGTTTCTTATAATCTGTGAGAATCAGCGTGATTTCATCAGACTGTGTATATCCCAACACACATCCCTGTATATTCTCGCATAAATACTTCATCGTATCCTGCATCGCCCTCATTAATACGTCATCGAAAGGCTTCTGAAATCCTCTTGTAAAAGTGTGAAACGCCCGACCATCAACTCTGATGATTACGGGCGTTCTTCTCATTAACGTATTCTTCGGCACTGCTTCATACTTCTTCATTCTTTTCGCAAGTGCTGATGTATCCATAATTGTTCCTTTCTATAATTTCTTGATTTTCATATCTGATATGCTTTGTATACCGGTTACTTTAATATACTTCTCGCCTTCCCACCAATCGTTTAAATATTCTACATCATACATATTGTATGGGCTTGCGACTTCATTAAGGCATTCATAATTCTTCCCGTCTCTGGATATTTCGATTGATACAATCACGTCTTCCGTGCAGTGATGTTCCCAGTATTTTTTAACATACTCACTTACTACACCATATCCCGTCTGTTTATCATCCAACACTATTGTTTCTGCATGATTTGTGTATTCAAACGATGGCATAAGATCCAACTTGAACAAATTCTTTTCATGCATTGTATCAATTCTTTCTTTTGTATGCATATCATCGATTTCACCAGTTCTAATGTATCTATCAAGAACTGCATACGTGAATCCGAGATTGTCTTCGTCTGTATGACCACACAGACCGTCAGTAGGAACCTTTTCAATTAACTCTTCTGGAAGACCAAGCTCTCGTCCGATTGCCTTAACCTCTGTTACCGTAAGTTTAGATAACGGGCTGAAATCTCCGGCTCCATCTCCATATCTGGTGGCATAGCCAACCCAGTCCTCTGATAAATTACAAGTATTGGCAACTCTTCCACCAATCGTCTGAGATACTGCATATAATGTAGCCATTCTGATTCTTGCCGGAAGATTTATAGAAGTCTGCATAGACCAATGGTCTCCGAGCTGTGGTTTAATTTCATGTTTCAGTGATCGAATTGCTTCATGAATATTAACCACACAATAGTCAATCCCGAGATGCTTTACCAGAGAATACGATGCGTCAATATCAACTTGCTCCCCATTCGGCATAAGCACTCCGAAAACCCTATCTTTGCCGAGAGCCTCTACGCACAGAGCTGCAACCACACTGGAATCCTTTCCTCCGGAGATCCCGACTACAGCACTACATCCTTTACCATTCTGCTCAAAGAATTCTCTAATCCATTTTACGATGTCATCTTTTACTGCCTTTGCATTAAAATTATTCATGCTTAACCTCTCCTCTCTCAATCTTTTCGATCAATGTAAGCAATTCATGATATACCTGAATCAAGCCACCTCTGTCATCAATATAAACATTGGCATAGATCTTTCTTCCTGCAAATGCGACTGATGCATCACAGTTAATGCCTTTATATTTGATACTGTTATTCTGGAGATACTCATCAATCATTGCGTACTTATCTTCACCATTTCCTGTGAAGATGATAACTTCAGAATAATCTTCCCATCTATGGAGTAATCGAATTACATTCTCATACATTCTGCCTTTCTTATGAAAATCATAAATTGTATCATCAAAATCCACGCAGAATATAAGCTTCCCATACTTTTTAAACTCATCTTCAAGTCTCTTATATGAATTTCCGGATTGCAGGTAAAAGTCCATTTTATCTACCTCCGTACATTCTTGATCTGACATCCATGAATGATTCTTCTCTAACAAGCTCGCCATCCTTGAAAACTGTTGTGAGCAAGCTATCGTCACTCATCTCCATCAGCTGATCCTGACATTTCAGCTGTCCATCCTCTTTATATACTCGGCAGCAACCTTTATGTGATTTCTTTAAATGGCTTATGTCTGTCTTCGGATCTTTATAGATCATCAGTTTTTTACCATCAATAACACCATATGTCGCCTTCATTGCAATGCCAAATGTATCTCTGGTAGCAACCACAAGTTTTCCATCTTCTACGATTGCTGTAAAGCAAAATGCCCCAACTCCATATGCAATGTTATTCGCAGCAAATCCACGTTTCTCAAGTTCTTTCCAGATAGTTTCGACATTGGATAATGTACATCCATCTCCGTAAATGATTCCGATATGAGGATCTAACACCTTATACCCTTTGGAGTTTTCAGTTCCTCCGAAAATTTCCCACAATCTTTCAACTGTTTTAACTGAAATTTCCACGATATCTCCGCTGTCCGGTCTGACTAAAAGTTTTCCGTTATGGTTCATAATCTCATCTCTACACTGAGGCAGGATGTTGTTTACCATATTCCAGTAATCATATGTGTCTGAAACCATACTGAATGATGTATCTGGATATAATTCAGTAAGCAGCCTTTTGACGAATGTGATTTCATCGCCGTCGATTGAGAAATTCGCACCCATGACGCTATGCTCTGTGGATACTGCTCCAAGACCAATCCCATTATTTTTACAATCTGCATTGTAATATTTATCAATATATGAAATCGCCGGAATTGTAGATGTTTTGTTGAATGACAGCAGCCATGCAGCAGAGCATCTTACCGCTTCATCCATACATGACATTCCTCTCATCCCGAAATCTGCACAAGCCATTGCTCCGTCCAGACCATCGGTTGTCTTGTTATACCAATAGTCTGCAATATTTCTGTACATATGACCGATTGTTGCGTGACAGCAAGGTTTCCACAGTTCTACCTGTAAAATACATTCGATCCACTGCACGAGCCATGCAAAGTCTTCTTTAGTGTTTGTGATTTCAATGCATGGGATTCCCATTGTAACAAGCGTTCCTTCTGGAAGTGCTCTGATTTCCAACGGAAGATATCCGAGGCGATGCAACTGTACGATCTTATCCACATCATAATTACCGGCTCCAATCTGTACGTTCATCGTATCAGTGTACTGCTTAACAATTTCTTCCTCGTCAATATCGAAGAAACTGGTCTGAAAATATCCCATCAAATACTCTTTAATAAATGCCTGCAAACCAAAGAAAACCATCTTATCCTGTTTCTTGAGCATAGATCTTCTCGGAACCCAGTATGAAACCAATTTAGTCAATCCCTGCGGATACATCCGGTCATGACACTGTTTATATGTATCTGATAACAATAAAGCCATTGTGCTATCCATTTCTTACACCTCCAAAACTGTAATCTTATCATGTTCTCCAATGAACAGACTTCCTGTTGTAAATAATCTTTCTACCGTATTGTCCTCCAGCAACTTAATCAATGTTCCTTTTTCTTTATCGAGAATTGAGTTTTCCGTATGTGTGGCATAAGCATAAATTGTATCAGCTCCCATGCGTTTCAACTCTTTCGCACTGTAATATAAGGAACCTCCATAAGCTATAATATCGTCTACCATCAATACAGTCTGCTTTTGTAGGTCAATACCGTTTGTCTTGATAGCCAGTCCAAGAATTTTCCCTGTCTCCCAATCTCTTTTCTTCTCTCCGTAGCAATACTTCATACCCGGTAATAAACCTGAATATCTTTTCGCTGCTCCCTCGTCTGGGAAATATAAAACTAACGGTACGGTCTCATCTATCTGATCTATTACTTCTTTTAAATACTTCTCTGGTGTACACACAAGTACATTATTCAGAAGTGCGGCTCCTACGTTACTATGTACGTCAAGGACTCTCACCACATCAAACCGAAGCCAGTTGATTGCGTCTGCAAAGCCTCTTAATGTGAATACCTCTTTATGGTTATGGATACGATCCATTCTTGCATTTGGAAGATATAACAGATTGAGGCAAATTTCCTGTATGCATGGCATATTTCTCAGGTGTCTTGTGACATAAATCAGTGTCGAAAGTTCCTCTTCTCTCTCAAATTTCCATGTAATTTCATGTGTGTTTCTCCACTCCATATTCGGGAGATTCTCTAAAACAATCCTCTGCGTCCCATCAGGGAAATGTTCCACTTTTACTTCTGTGCCATCCAAAATAATCATATCTTTTATTCTCCAATCACTTCAATTTGACAGCTTTTCAGCACTTCGAGTGCAGCTTTATGTTTCTCTGGTGTTGATCCGGCACAGCAGCTCGCATCAACTGTGATTTCTATATCTGGGTTCAATGTCTTGATAATCAACGCATTTGTTACAACGCAAATATCGGTATCAAGACCAATCATCTCAATGCTATCCGGATCTCCAAGCATGTCTAACACCTCAGCCCATCCCGCATATCCGAATGTCGGCTTATCAATATGTCTACTATTATGTGTCTCAAGACCATCGACAATTCTATGTCCGCGAGTCCCCATAATGCAGTGTTTAATAGGAAGTTTTCTTCCTTCAGAAGTGTACAGATAATTCCCATCGTGTGAGTCTCTTGTGAAAAGAATCTCTCTACCGTATTTATCATATTTCTCAATCTTTGCTTTCACAGCTGGAATGATTGCTTGCGCTTCTTTGTTTCCAAGAGCACCGTCAACAAAATCATTCTGAACGTCTACTACAATAAGTACATTTTTCATTTCCTATTCCTCCTTATTCTGCTAATTTTCCATTATCAAAACAGCTGTCATTTCGTTCTGGAACGACAACCGTAAGAACACTATCATTTAGTTTGATCGTAATTTCTCCTTTTGTGTCACATTCAAACAATATCTCTCCGTTCTCATCCGTGACAGACACGGTATCGATTTCTGCTGTGAAATCACCACGTCTTCTTTTTGGAATCGTAATATGTATTGGTGTAGCCTCATCTTGCTTACCACCCTGTGTTTCATCATCCTTTGATGTGCATCCGATTATCCCAAATACAATCATCAGAGACAACATAATGATATAAAACCACTTTTTCATCCACTTCCTCCTTTCTCATATTCTGCCAACTTCGCATCTGCAATTTCTTCCTGTACATTAGAAGCATGTAACCTGTTGCCCTTGCACCAATCACAACTTCCATGATTCCTGCATGTGCGGTCAATAGCTTTACCTCTGGTATACGGTTTTCTATGCTCCTTTCCATGCTGGATTGCTTTATCTAATGCCATCGTGACCTCCTCTCTTAACCTGCCGAACTTTCAGCCTCGACAAGATTACTGTCAACCAAATAATTCCTAGTACGTCCTCCAAGATTCAATGCCTTATACGCTTCTTCAATTTCCTCAGACGTAATTCCTATATAATCTAACGTCTGCGCAGGCGATGAATGATTAAGCATCTTCTGTAGCAGAAGAAGTTTCCTGCTATCGTTGTTTGACATAACCATCTGATGATAACAGAATGTTTTTCTCAAACTATGAGTTGCTATCCTAATGTTTAGATGTAAATCAACAGCTATTCCTTTTAAAATCCTATCAATAGACTGATTTGATAATGGCTGGTTCAATGATTTTCCTCTGTTGGATTCGCTCCTGAATAGATAATCACTTAGTGTAACATTTGGTGTATTCTCCAAATACAAAGTTACCGCCTCTATAACGGCGGTATTGATTGTGATATATCTATTCTTTTTCCTTTTCCTTGTATTTCTTGTTTTTTTCTCAAACACTGGGAAATTATCACGAAATGTGAAATTATCATTGATTAGATTAGAGAACCTGAGCATTCTTAAATCGCTCACTCGTAAGCCAAAATTTATCCCTACGATAAACAGCATATTATCTCTGTATCTTTTATTAGAAATGAGAAATTCTGAAATTGCATAGATATCATCAAGACTTTTAATCGGCTCCGCAGCATGTTCTGGGGCTAATTCGCAATGGGTTTCTTCTGCCGCAGGAGCTATTAAACCGGCTGCTGACTTTACCTTATTCCTTTGTAATGCCTGTAAATCAATTACCTTGTTTTTTGCATCTACGATACTTACTATCTCACCCAAAGCTACACCTCCTATGCTAATCCTCTTACAATTCTTTCATTAACACTCATCACAAATTCCTGTATCCTTTTGTAATCCGGCTTTTCTGGAAGATCTGTATTCTCTTTTGCATACTTCATTTTCTTCTCATATTCATCAACCATTTCAAAAAATTCAGGAATTGGCTGTCTATTTTCATCCAAATATTCGCCATTTCTAATTGACATCAGTAAGTTGTGCTCTTTACTTCTGAATGTTACAATATCTTTGTTCTCTAAGATATCCAAGCACATCATATAGAGTCTGATCAGATGCATCATATGCTTGCCAAGCTTATTGTGCTCAATCGCGTGCTGGTTTCTTTTGCCGATTTTGGAATAATCCTTAACTACATTATTCATCTCAGACCACATGGATTTATAGTCTCGTAAAGGATACCTCGTAAGATTTACATCCATATAAATTTCAGATTCCATATCTTCTTTGTCTGATTTATCAATGTATAATTTGATCGCATCATCTGCATATGGTGTATATCTTTCATTAAAATCAGCCATCACATTATTGATACTATTCAAAACATGCTGTTCTTTTTGAGCCTGTCCGACAAGCCTAGCGGTTTTGTTGTCAAGCCTTCTGAGCTGAGCCGTTGCATATCCTCCAAATGACTGAGCCGCTTTCTTTGAAAGAAATAATTGTTTATTATCCAATAGTTCTTTTCCAATTGGTGATAGATATAAATAATGCTCTGGCTTTAATCCGAGCATCTCTATCGTATTTGGATTGCAATTACACAGCAAACTCACCAATTTGTTAAATGCGTATATTGTGGTATCTGTTCTCTCATCAACAAACTGTTCAAAATTCTGGTTTGTCAAAATCTCTTCTTTACTGTTTAAAGTACATCCACGAACATCAAGATCAGAAGTTTCTATATTCGTTCCATACGCATGGCTTCCGCCAAGCCCTAACATGATGATTCTATTTCCCAAGTACTCATTGTATTTAAGAAACGCATATTCCTCTGACTGCACCATACTTTTAATCTGTTGCAAGTTCATCTCATCCCTCCATTCTCGCTACAGCTGAAACTACTCATTGTTGTGGTATTCCATATCAAGCTGTAACTCTTTCCATTCATATTCGTGTATATCGATATATTCAAGCTTGCATTTTGGACAATAAATCGTATAATGCTTGTTACAGTACTGTACATTGTCACTTTCGCCCACTATATTCCAACTATGGTCGCAGGATTTCTGCTCTTCTGTCATACCACACCCAGTAACTAATATGGAACTCAAACAAATAATCAGTAATATTCTTTTCACACTACCCCTCCTGACTATAATCCAAAAAAGAAGATACGTGTATCGTAGAGCACTTACTTCCTTTTGCAATCATATCTAATGTCTGCGTTGTATCTTCTACCATTGCAATTTTACTCTCAGGGATAGAATTAACATCTGCAAATGCTTTTAATATCGCAAGTTTGTCATTTTTAGAAGAAACCATAATAATATGATCCTTCGGGATTCCGTATCCTTCATGACAAAACTTCATTTTGGATTCATATTCTTCCGGATTAGCTTTTGAACAAACATATACATTATCTACACCCTTTTGAGAAATAAACTGTTGAAACAACCTGATAGGAGCAACAGTTGCATACATGTCTTCCCCGTTTTCCATCTTTCTATCCCACTCTTCATCGTCGATACAGTGTCTATTTGCGCCAAATTCATAAGGGGCAAGCACACCATCTACGTCAAAGAAAATAACAGTATCTTCTTTTAGTAAATACTTTATCAATGTTTTCATATCATTTAATCTCCTCTTTATTTTTTGTAGTCAATCTGATAGCACGAACAAAATATCCTTGGCATATATTCCACACTCCAATCTGATAGGATTTTATCCTTAGCTTTACATGTATAATAATCTGGCGTTAACCCAGATATTGATGATTGCAACCTTTTATATGTGCAATATTTACACCTCTTGTGCCTATTGCGATATCTAATCACTTTTTCATCCATAATAACCACACCCTTCTCCCAGTATCACTTTGTTGTAAACCCAATTGCAGATATATTTAAGCCTGTTACTATACCGGATGTCATTTCTACTGACTCATTCGTTCCTCCATGAAAGATTATGCCGACACCTTTGACGCGAAGTGACCCATTGTCTTCAACGAGTTCAACATCTTTCGCTACTCCGATTGGAACGAAATTTCCTGTATCATCATATATTCCTATCGGTATGTTTTTCACATCTTTATACGCTTTCTCCAAAGCGTCTTTTGTATAAATTGTTCCATTCAAATCCGGTTTATCATACGCACACGGAATTTCAAATGTTACCATTATATTTCCCTGTCTCATTTAATTTCTCCTCCTATGTAACTGTGATCAATGAGGCAAATGGAGCTGAGGGGAATCGAACCCCTGTCCAAAAATACTACTCACTATGAATCTTTACGCTGTTTTGGAATCATGTACTGATTTCTCATCCACCACCCTGTTCTTAACTATCTCAACCAATGCAGGTATTCATATACAGGGAACCGTATACTGAATATGCTTGTTTTTGAACCTCAACATCTACCAGCAATATCTCAATGTATTTTGGTGTAGCAACTTAGGCTACTGCTAACATCTGTCTGTTTGCGTTTGTATTTAAGGTTTGATGATTAAGTCATCACTCTAGCGAATTCATAACTTTCATACCCCTGTCGAAACCTTTACAGCCCCGAAAAATCCATCCAGCTATCGCCCTGTTTACTGGCGGTAGGAGGCTCATTTCCTCCTATGTCTGGTCACGCGGTTACGTCGCTTCTGCAGGCTCCAAACTATTCTCCCGTAACCCGGATACCGATATCACCTAAGTCGGAAGGGTTCTCTCCTCAAAAACTACCCAAGACTTTTGGAGTGTTGCTCGCTATCAATGCACTTATCTGTTTTCATGCACTGAATACATCATATACCGAGCAAAGTCTTCTACAATAGTTGTTACAGATACCAGCTATTGTCTGCTGTAGAAAATCTCATCTAAGCTCAAGTCCATAATTATAATATATCTTTATCGCCGTCGCCTTATCTACATCTCTATGAAGCAGATCCCCGTTGTGAATAAACGCAGTGGTGACATTGAAATCCAAATTTGAATCAAGCAGAGATTCTATGTATTCTTTACTTTGTGTAGATATTATTGGAGGACTGCTTTCTTTCATATCCTGTATCTGTTTATCAAATTCTGTATGATGCATGAACATATCCGGAACGTAAACAATATCCTTTTCAGGATCAATATTCTCAAGCATTTCCTCTGCATATCTGTGAATTGCTTCTTGTGTCCCTAGTAATAAAAGCATGTTATCCTCCTTATCAAACATATTTTATAAACCAAGTTCCTGAATGACAGGTAAAACCTCGTCTTTTAATTCAGGATAGAACTTATCAAGTGTATCCCTTGCATTTAAAGGCTTGTCCGGCTTTGTATACCTAGCACACTCCCAATCCACTACCATCTGTACAAAATCACTATGTGTCTTTGCTTTTACAGAATGATGTCTGGAATGATTCCTGTGCCAGTTATGTACTGATTTATAATCAAAGATCATATACAGAAACACCTTATCCAAATCATGAAGGATTCCTCTCAAGGTATTATATCCGAGTAGTTCTTTCTCTACTCTTCTAAATGCTTTTCTGTGCTTAATCGTGTAAGCAATTTTAGCTTTCTGCATTTCTTCCTCCATTCGTTTATCTTAATCATCCCAATCACCTCTAAATGGGTTGTCTGGACATTTTTCGCAATTATGTACAAGCTCTCCGTTTTTGTCTACATAGTAATCATCTCCATAGCCTTCACATTCATAACAGTAGTCAAACTCATCTTCATCCATATTGGTATTACCTCCGTCAGCATTTTAAAACCCTGACAGCAAGATCATACTCTTTAGCCAGGTCTATCATTGATTTTGTTCCTCTACTTTCCCCGTCCCAAAACGCTACCAAAGCATCAGCATTTTGAGCCATCTCTTTATTTCTTATATATCCAGCTGCTTTGCCATACCGTTCCCAGTCTGCCGGGAAGTATGCAACATGGAAACCCATTTCTTTTGCATACTTCTCTCCCAGCCTGTCTGCTCCTCTTGCGGTTCCGCAAACTATGGATATTTCATCACTGTGTTCTGCAGCAGACGATTCATATTTGCTTTTAACATTTCGTAGTTCGCAAATGACCGGCTACCTGCAATTATTACTCTGAACATATTTTCACCAGAATTACTTTCCTCGCTGTCTCTTTGCTTCTTCGAGAATCTGACGAGCGTTTCTTTCTCTTTCAGAAGCAGCAAGTCTACGATCTGCTGCCTGTGAACTTGAATCATATGCAATTCTGCTTCCTTCAGCTCTTTCTCGTGTCTTTCTCGCTCCCTCACGAACTCGCTCCAGCATCCTCTCACTCTCGTTGTTCATATTAAGAGAGTCCATACTCTGATGAAGCTCAATAATCTGGCTATCGGCTTCCATCTGAAAGACTACCTGCTCTTTTTCTTCTTTTAGACGCTGTAAATCATCAGCCGCCTGCTGCATAATATCTTTCTGATGGGCTTCGGCTTCTTTCATCTCTGCGATTGTATCCTTTAACACATTGATTTTATTTTCCAGAGTTGACTTCTTCATCGCATACTGCATTGCTTCATTTTCATTATTACTATCAATACACTCATTCATCTGCTTCGTGACTCTCATATACTCTTTATTCGCATTTCGCAGATCGTTCTGTGCCGCCTGTCGTTTCCCTGAAATTTCTGCAAAACTCGTAGATGCTCTGTTGTAAAATTCCTCTTTCTCTCGAATCGCTGCATTGTAGTAATCTTTTGCTCCCTCCGGAGTCTGAGCATCCTGCCGCATCACCTCGTCAGTTCTGCCCTTCATCTTTACGCGAAGCTGCTTTCCAAAGACGGTTCCGAAGAGAATGATTACAGCAAGTACGATTACAACAATTATCATAAACATGAAGTTTGTCATAATATCCTCCTATTCTGCGTCAATTCCATACTGGTTACAGAGGGATTTGAGACCTCCGCTATACCCACTTCCTACAGCCTTAAATTTCCATTCGCCATTATGACGGTAAATCTCGGCAACAACCAGTGCTGTTTCTGTAGAAAAGTCCTCACTAAGATCAAATCTCATCAATTCTTCACCAGTATCTGCATCAACAACTCTGACGTATGCATTTTCAACCATTCCAAAGTTCTGGAGTCTGTTTTCTGCATCGTATATTGTCACAGTCACAGCGATTGTCTCATAATCAGTTGGAATCCGATCGAGTTTAATATTGATTACCTCGTCATCTCCGTCTCCATCTCCGGTGCGGTTATCGCCCATATGAATTACGCTTTTTGAGCTGTGTGACAAGTTACCGTAGAAGATGAAATCTCCGTCTGACCCCACCTTTCCGTTTGCTTTCGTCATGAAAGCTGATGCGTCAAGGTCAAAATCTGCCTCTCCGTCATAATGGTTAATATCCCAACCAAGACCCACGAAAATATTCTTTAATGAAGGGCGACCTTTTGTAAGATCGACCCTCTGTCCTTTACTTAATGATACTGACATTTTTCTTCTCCTTCGCTATTATTTTCAGCAAGATTCTCTGATACCAGAAGAATTTAACCCCAAAAAATCTCTCAAGAAACCTATCTGGATTTTTCTTCCAGTATTCAGTTATTTATTTATATCTATTAGTGAGTTCGCTGATACTGGTGTCATTCGTTCCCTGCCCGATCGCATTGAATTTCCATTCACCATCTTTCTTGTAAACCTCCGCAAACACCATAGCAGTCTTTCCTGCATAGTTTTCTGACAGGTTGTATTTGCAAATTTCTTTGCCAGTTGCATCATCAACTAATCTGATGAATGCATTTTCGATCAGACCGAAATCCTGTTTTCTGGACGTGCAGGCATAGATATTCACAACAAACACAACTTTTTCCACGTCTTCTGGCATCTTGTCCAAATTTACTGTGATCTGTTCATCGTCGCCAGCTCCATCACCAGTAAGATTGTCACCATGATGGTAGACACAACCATCTTCGGCTGATCTATCTCCATAGTAGACCACTCCTCGATATTTATTACCTTTTCCTAAGATAATGGCAGATGCATCGCAATCGATATTTGGCTTATGACCAAATAATCCCTGTTTTGCTGCATCCCAGCCGAGACCTACAACTACCTTCTTTAAACCTGCGACCTCTTTTGACAGATTGATTTTTTGACCTTTTACCAAGCTTACTGACATATTCATATACTTCCTTTCTTATAAATTCAGACCAAAGTTTCTACAAATGGCAGATAAACCACCAGCGAACCCAGACCCAACAGCATTGAACTTCCACTCTCCGTTTCTACGATACAGCTCTCCGGCTACAACTCCTGTTTCCAGCGAGAAATCTTCATTCAGTTCATACTTAAACAGTTCCTCATTTGTATCTGCATCGTATGCTCTGATATATGAATTATCTACCATGCCAAAATTCTGCAGTCTATTCTCAGCATCATAAATAGTAGCTGCAAAACTGATTTTGGAGATATTTGCCGGAATCTTGCTAAGCTCGACAATCATTGTTTCATCATCCCCGTCGCCATCTCCTGTTCTGTTGTCGCCAGAATATGTCAGTGATCCACTTGGATGCTGTGGCTGACCGTAGAAAACAAAATCCTGTTCTCCTGTAACTTTCCCGGAATCATCAGTAAAAAACGCAGACACATCAAGATCGAATTCTGCATCTCCGTCATACCTATTAAGATCCCATCCGAGTGCAAAGACTACTTTTCTGAGTCCTGCATTACCTTTTGTCAGATCAATCTTCTGACCTTTGACTAAACTAATTGACATCTCTCATACCTCCTTAATGTCTATTATCAACAATCTTTCTGATAAGATCGATTGGGATAACCATAAATGCAAGAGCAATAATTATAATCCACTGATGTGGATTAAGCGCGGTTACTTTGATGAGCGAACCTGCAAAATCGCACAAAATAACAGTCATGGCAAAAATACCAATAGCTATATACGAAAACAGCTTATTCTTTCCGATACCTTTGAATAAATTGACATGCTCAGTGCGGATATTAAATCCATTAAATACTGCCATGAAACATAATAAAGCAAATCTTGCTGTCATAGATTTGATATCCGATGCAAACATATTTGCTACTGGACTGAATGTGATAATTCCATATAATGTGATGAATGCTGTAGTGCTGATTGCGATCCGTTTTTTCGCTCCTCTGATAAAGAGACCAGAACCCTTTTTAATAGGTCTTTCTAACATATATTCCTCTTTCGGAGGTTCTCCGCCAAAGGATAATGAATTCAGAGAATCCATTATGATGTTGACAATCAGAATTTGAACTGATGCAAGAAGCGCTCCAGTCGCAACCATTGGATAAATCACACTTAGAATCAAAAGTGCAATATTGATTGGAAGCTGGAACTCAAGGAACATCATGATATTGTGCATGAACGTTCTTCCAAGTTCAACCGCTTTTACTACACTTGCAAAATTATCATCAGTCAGTACGATATCTGATGCCTCTTTTGCTACATCAGATCCACCCTGCATTCCGAATCCGACATCCGCCCTCTTCAGTGCTGGAGAATCATTCACTCCGTCACCAGTCATCGCCACAGATTTTCCAATCTCCTGAGCAAGAGTTACCAATCTCAACTTTGTGTTCGGTGAACATCTGGAGATAACTCTCAGTCGCGGAATAAGACTTTTCACTTCTTCATCTGACATCGCTTCAAACTCATCGTTTGTGATTGCTAAATCTCCAGCCATGTAAATTCCGCATTCTTCTGCTACCGCCTTTGCAGTTTCGAGACAGTCACCAGTAATCTCGATGACCTGGATTCCTGCTTTGTGTGCCATTGCAACAGCTTTAGGAACCTCTGTTCTAACCGGGTCAACAACACCAATAATGCCAAGAAGTGTCATATTATTCGGAAGCTCGTTTTCGATAAGCTCACCATTCGCTTTCGTTAAAGCAATGCATCTCATCGCGCTCATTGTCATGAGCCTAATATTTTCTAACAATCTACTTTTGTCGCTGTCAGTAAATGTCTGGATGCCATCTCCGAGAGCTGTCGTACATCGTTCAATTAACTTCTCTGGAGCGCCTTTATAATACGAAGTATTGTCTGAACAGGTTATTGCAGAATATTTATTCGCACTGTTGAAAACCTGCTTAGTTTTGACATGTAAATTATTATGCGTTCTCTGATACTCATCGGTATTAACAAGCGTTAAAACTGCTCTGTCGATCGAATTACCTCCTGTAATTTCTCCACTTCCATCAAATACCGCACTATTATTTAAACAAATATTTGCCACTATTTCGTTCCAAAGTTCTGAAGATGTCTTTACCTCATCAGCAAACCCATCGATAATTTTCTTTGGTGTCATAACTCCTGTTGTCAGAGTCCCTGTTTTATCAGTGCAGATAATATCTACATAGGCAAGCTCTGGGATTTTTCCCGGATTTTTTGCTAGAATATTAAACTTCTCCATTGTCTTTACATTTTGCTTTGTTACCAGCTTTACAATAAGTGGAAGTCCTTCTGGTACTGCTGCAACAATGATTGTCAATGCCACAGAAAAATTCTGTGCAATTTTCTGAATTACTTCAAGGATATTTCCACCGAAGTAATTACTGAATCCAACTTTAGCTATACCGGCTCCGGTAAGAACTGCAAATGTAACTGCTGCTGCGATCGTTCCCCATTTTGAAATGAAATCGCTCAAATTATCCAGTGCAATATCAAGCGCCGTCTTTGGAGATTCCAATGTCTGCATCTTAACCATCGTATCTCCGTTGACTGTATTGACACCGACATCGGTAACGACCATCTTTCCTTCGCCAGCCATAACTGTAGTTCCTGCAAAAAGACAATTCGGATTTGTATAGGCAGATGTCGAAGTGGTTTTTGCGTGTATGTAACCAGGAATCGGTGATTTTTTACATTCCTTTGTTTCGCCATTGATTGCTGCATTGTTTACAGAAATTTTTCCTTCAATGATATAGCCATCTGCAAAAATTTCCTGTCCCATTCCAATGCATACAATATCTCCTACTACCAGTTCATCCTTATTAATTGTCTGAACCTTTCCATCACGAATCACATCACAATACCTGACTGCCGTCTTTGCCCGTAATTCTGCTGCTGATTTCTGTACGCCAAGACCAGTTTTCACAGCAATGCCAGTTACGATTGCAAGGACTACAAGAATCATGATTGGATCAGAAAGCTCCATCACTCCCATGAAGCCAAGGAATAACTGCAAAACAGCGATTGCGATCAGAATCATTGTGATTTTTTCGCTTAAAGCTTCTTTTGCAAAGTCATACCATTTTTTCATTTCCGGCTCTGGAAGCTTATTACTGCCATAAAGCTTTCTACTCTCCAGAACCTCCTTGCTACTTAATCCATTCATTAATTTGCTCCTTTCTTTTTTTATTCATCAAAAAATGATGAGACATACATTTCTGTACGCTCACCATCTTTGATTGCAATATTTATCTTTTCCTCTATCTTTGTTTGGATGCCTGCCTTTGAATTTCTTCCCGCCATACTCTTTAACGTATTTCCTACTGGATTTGCACTGATTACAGTTATTTTTGTTTTTACAGTACCAGCATCCGTCTTGATCTAGCCAATACCATTGACTACAATCTCCACGGTGCATAACCTAAACCGTGCAACATCATACCGCTCACCCCGGCTGATGACGGTGATGGTGGAGAACCCCTCCGTGAAGACACTACTGAATCGTCATTAATCTCCCATGCGTCACTCATATACACCGGTCTTTGGCTTGCCATCTTATATATTTCAAGCTGTTTATTTATTAAATCTCCAAAATCAGATGCAGACATTGAGGCAATATTCACGTCATCCGGTATACATACCACACTTGCGGTATTATCCCTTATAACATCATTAACGCTATTATATATTCTATTGATATCTTCAAGAGTATGACGTTCCTGATTATATCTTACTACTAACAGTCGATTATGTATGGTAATGCAATCGACCGGAAGTCCCTCTACTGTTCCTACATGACTATTGTACTTATCTACAATTTTCATGATTGAAAGCTGATCTGCGTATTTCGCGCCCAACTTCGTACTCACAAATTTACACAGCTCTGCTTTAAGTTTATCTACCACGTCCATACTAAACAGCCTCCTTATATTTGAGGAGATCTCCTCCCCAGAATAACCACTCTGGACTCTCCTTCAGGCTGATTAATCCGCTGTCTTCTATGTGTGCAGTAAACACCTGACCTACGCAGTTTTGGATGAATCTTTTATATCGATCATTCATTGTTGCATAATTCTTACTAGAAACAACACGCTCAACATTTACCATGACTTTCTCATCTTCTTTGATATCGTCATGAATCTCCTTACCGCTAAGCATTGTAAGATAAGCATCGATATATTCATCTGGGATACCTTTCTTTCTTGCTTCCTTGACGAATTTTCTTCTTTTTTCTCTGTTCAAGTCAATCACCTCCTATCATCTCAATCGTTCATGATTTGCTCATGATGCTTGATTCCTAGCCGATTTAACAAATCAACTAATCCGTCATTATACCCATCTGTATAGCCCGCATCATATCCGCCTTCATCATAAAATGGTAACTCGCAATTTTCCTTATTATCGTCTATTAAATCGATAATAACTGACTTAATATCTTCAATATTAATGTTCATTGAAAACCACCTGCTCTCCACTCCGAAGTGACCAACACCCGCCATCAGTAATCGCACATTCAGTACAGTTGCCCGCACATTCAACCGCATCATCTCTCGCCGTCGTTGTTCCGTCTCTATACCTTACATGAGCTTCTGGAAGATTGAATGGGTTCTCCATTTTAAATCCTGCCCAACCGCTTAAAATCAAATGTAAATTGACTGGAATCGGATATGAAAGTAGTATTTTATTTACTATTTCAAACTTCTTCGTGAAGCATAAAATTTCACAATGAGGATTCCTCTGTGCAATTTCAATCATATGTATTAAATAATCTTCATCTGGTATGTCTCCAGATACATGGAATCTAAAAAATCGAGACATCATAATTGACGCCTCGACTTCTCTCCAATACACATCTGGTTTGTTATTTAATAAATCGTAGTTGTGCTGATACGCTTCTCTCACTATCTTCCTGAGTCTTTCAAGTTTCTTTGCGTAGCACTTATTACTACATTCACAATCATTCCTGCATGTCTTCCCGGCAGGAAGTGATACACTCGGGATTGCTCCAAGCTTGCTATTCCCTTTTGAAATCTTTACGTTCATACACACCTCACAATCTGTTCATAAAGCAGTATGAACTTACTTATCGCAGCTTCGTTTCCATGATAATGACCGAAGAACCACCTTGAAAACCCGACTGTTTCTGCAACGACATTGAAATATCTTGTTATGGAATCCGCTTCATAGAATCCGCCAGAGAGCATTGATGCAACCTGTTGCGGGCAACAATGTGTAACAATAAAATCAACCTTGTTGCTATTATCATCAAGCGTTTTTAATCCAAACTCCATTTCCTGCTCACTTGGTAGTTCCTCTTTCCACCAAGAACTGTGGTTGATACGTAACATCTCGCCACGTTGTGTCCTTTTATTGAAATCCCGGTAAAGTGACTTTTTATCTGGATATTCATCTGGCTCAAGAATTCCATCTTGAATATCGTGACTGCTCGCACCTCCAAATGCAAAGAATTTCTTGCCGCATAACTCAAACACATGTCCTCGCATTAAATGATACACATTTTCACGAATCTTATGAACCTTTCCACCGTGAAAATCAATAATGGGGAACTCATCGCTATATAATCTGTCGAAATTTTCGTGATTCCCATCAACAAAAAGCAAGGTAAAGGGCTTGCTCTGCAGCCAGTTCAGCCAGTACCGTTCGTCTTTTGTGTCGTGCCAGAGTCCAAAATCGCCGCAAACAATAACAAAATCGTCTCTCGACAACCCCTTTTGTTCCGGGAAACTGTCTGTAGAAAACTTTCTAAAATCACCATGACAATCACCCGTTATGTATACGCCCATTATTGACCATCTCCTTTCTGCATCTAGGGAATGGACATTCATCACAATTTCCATACTGACATTTCGTATCAGGATTATCTGCGATAGCTTTAAGCGTTATTACGATACACCACACTGCAAATACGAAAACAATCAGCTGGAGACAAGAATTAATCATTTTATCACCCCTGACTTTTATTCTACAAGCGTCCATCCGGTTATTGAATCATGACCAAACATCTTCGCAACCAGAAAGGCATCATATCCATCAATCAACTGTCCGCCTGCCTTTATAATTACCTTTTGAAATCTACCTGTGTCATAAAACTCCTGAACCCTTCCTGCGATAGCTTCGGGTTTAACTGCTTCCATCTCAAGTTCCATTGGAACATACACATCTTTCAGCTCATACTGTCTTGCAACGGCAATGATTCCTTTTAATGGAAAGAGTCTTGCTGGAATAAGTTTCGCTGCGTCAACTTCCAATATTCCATCGAGAATTTTTACAACTATACCCTCCATAGTCCCTCTTACTGTTGTACAAATAACATCACATCCCATACGGATATCAGGACTAAGTTCTTCTGGCACGGAAAACCAGTAGGCTTTCTGTGAGTCTGATTTCAATTTAACTCCTACAAATGTTGCCATAGTACATTACCTCTTTCTATCGGCTCCCTGATTTGAACAGCAATTTATTCAAACATGAATATCAGAAACGGCTTACTAAGCCATGCAATTAAATTTGCAAAAGTATCGTTATCAGTCTCTATGACCGAATAATAATACATGTTTTCACCAATTTTACACTTACCGTATGTGTCTTTAACCAAAACTCAAATATCCTTTGAGGAAGAAAATAGCGTGTTTATTGATTGAAGATTAAGTAGAGTTTAATGCTCGCTATGGGGTTTGTGATATGAGATTATAGGGACATAGGGTTATGGCGCATAATGCATTGCAAGGCGACTGGAGAACTTAATTTTCACTCGAAAATTTATATTCTTCTTTTATGATTTATAATCAACACCTCCTAAGAGATGTCTTTTACAATATAGACTTCCATCGCTGAAAGCCAACAGTTATGTACTGTCAGACACCGATATCATACTATCCTAAATTACTGTCCAAATCAGAGAGCCGATGGCTCCCTTATTCCTGCTTCTCAGTCTGATTCATATTAAGGAAAGCATTCATCACATCCTCAAACGAATCATTTACATCAAATACTGGAGTATATTCAACTTTGGTATTCACTTTTGCAGCATCGATTTCAGATGATGTCTTATCAGCCTTAGAAATAATTTCTTTCATAGCTTTCTTTGCAGCATCTTTGTCATATGATTCTACGCTAGTTACCTCAACATCATACTTGTAATCAACCGGGTCTCCTGCCACATTAAACTTGTGACCGATTTCCGTTTCCACACGATTACAAGGCTTAAATCTCATCATGAAAGCAACTGCACTATTGAACTGCTGTCTGTATTTATTGACAGCCAAAGCCGCATCAATATCCCGTCCAATCGATTTCTTCGCGTTGTTGATTGCAATAGTGAGTTTCTCCTTCTCTCCAATCATGAAAAGCATTGCTTTAATTACATCATCATTTGCAAAGAATTCTTCCTCCACTTTGACTTCTTCTTCAAAGTCATTTGCTTCTGGATTTACCTTGCTGCAGAGATGTTTTCTTGTCTGTGTAAGACAATGATCTCGTTTCTGGATACTCAGAGCGGCTGCACCAAACATCCGATCCAGAAAATTCTGATATCTAAACGCTTCTTTTAAATTCATAAGTAACCTCCTTCTGTTACAATTTAACCCCGTCCGTTGGAAGATGAAACTTCTTTACGAACATATCAAACTCTTCATCTGGCATCTGTGAAATATTTTCTTCGCATATTTCTCTCGTACAAACCCCATAATCTGCATACCCGAAAAATTCTTCAACTTCTCCTGGCATTGCACGATTCAGAATGTAATCAATCATCATTTCCTCAATATCCATATGATTCTCCTTTTATGCTCCGAATTCATCATTTATCGCCGCAATTAATGGATCGAAATATTGATGTTCTGCTTCTTCTCTCGCAGCAACTGCTTCTTCATAGTTTTTAAAAAGTCCGAGATGTATTTTCTTGTAATGAACAACAATATATGCCTGATATTCATCCCTTTTCTCGTTATACCAGACACCCGATCTGCCACTTTTATTGTTCTTACTAACAGTTCCATTTTTAATTCGTCCAACTTGAGTATGGTACTTACGCATTATTGCATAATGCTTTGCAAATCGAATCCTAACAGCTTCTGCTCTCGATGTCCCTCCTATATTTGTCATAGTATCATTCATATGTATTTCCTCTTCTTTCACGATTTACTCTGTCAATACTAACCACAGCCATAAGCATCACCCCAAGCATAAGTCCAACGAAGAAGCAAACCGCGCCAATGATAATCATTTTGACCACCATATTTATCATCTCCTATTCATATTTGAATTTCTTACCGGAGTCGGATTCATAAAACATATCTCTCAGAGTGCAAATGTCTCTAGGAACACTATCAACATCTTCCGCATCATGTAGTGTTTTTACCCATGAGTAGAACTGGTTTGCAATAGGAGTAACCAGTGCCGATGTTCTCTTCGGGTCAATATATCCCTTTCTAATCGCCTCGTGAGCAATAGATCTCATGAACTTCCAGAAATGGTAGTATGCCAGTTTCAGCTTGACCATATATCCATCTGAATCTTCAACCACAAACCCTTCAATGAGTCTTCCATTGTATCTGTAGTCTTCCGTCATCACATCGTTATACCAGTCAAAGAACTCCTGCCATGTATCAATCTCATAGCCAAGCTCTTTATGTGGAATATTCATTGAGTCAGCCACGTAACACATGTCCTCGTAGCTCAGCTTCTGGAACTTCATATCGTTTACTACAATATCAAGCAGAAATACTTTACTTTCCGGGTATTTGATGATGTGTGGGTCACGCTCCATGTCTACATTTTCAAACACAAAGGATACGTTATGCTCTTTTGAATACTCATTTACTTTGTCGAGTGTTTCTTCGCCGAGCTGTTTCTGAAGTGCTTCCATAAACCATTCTGCGAATACTCCTTCCGGATTGGATTTCGTTGTTACAAACAGTTCTCCTGTTTCTGGATTATTTGCGACAATTCCGAGATATCCATTCTCCTTAACATACGCTCTCACTGGGAATGACAGTTTGTCCTGCAGCATTTCAAGTTTTGTCTCTGGACGCTCATTCACATTGAAAAACTTATCATATGCTCTGGCTACTATTTTCTGTTTTGGAATATCAATATACAAACCTCTCGCCTTTGTAGTCTGTGCATCCCAAATACCATCATAAAACGCTGTTTTGGTGAAGTTGAAAGATGAAATATTGCCGTACTGTTTTTCTTTAATGTATTTGTTGCGGCGTAATTCAAAAATCCACTCACCTACAGAATCAGCACTGGACTCTAATTTCTCAGGCTCTTTAAAGACCGTATTCTGTACCTCAACAGGGACGAAAGACCCGTCGTTATCGAGGATAACGGCTCTCAGATTTCCACCAAACTCAACTCTGCCTTCAAGATTGAAGACATGATCGTTGACTTTTACCGGAAGACCTTTGGTATTTCTATGACCATGAACCTGATAGAATCCATCGCCCATCTTTTCAGCAAAGGTAGATGCGACCTGCTCGGCATCATTGTATCTTCCAACACCCTTAATCATCTGACTCGTAGCGACTGCAGTTAAATTCTCTGGGATGAAGCTCAATCCTGCATGAGTAGCAAGGACTGTCTTGCCACGAAACTCATAATAAGCACACTGTCCAATTTTTCTGTAAAGCTTTCTGATTGATTTCTTGTCAATTCCGGCATCTTCAATCTCAGCTTTCGTATGGAACTCAAATTCCTTTGAATTGCTTACTTTGTCATGCGCCCAGTCCCATAACCACCGTTCATGATTCCCCTCAAGCAGTAAAACATTCGGCTTATCGTAGGTTGAAAGGAGGAATTTCAGGACATCTGCATTTTCGATGCCACGATCTGTATAATCGCCACAGAAAATATAAAACTCATCATCTTTGAATCCGCCATTCATCTCGAAATATGTATCCAGTGCAGTTCTACATCCATGAATATCTCCAATATGATGGATGCGCTTGTACTGATTCAGATCAAATTTCTTCATAAACACAGCGTTTAACTCATCCGGCTGAATGACCTTGATACCAGACGGAATCTTCTGTGTCTCAAATCTTGCATACATCTTATCGATCACTTCTTCCGGTACTCTTTTCAACTCCTGCCGTCCACGATTTCTTTCCTTTGTAACTTCAATCGGAATCGTGGTAAAATCAACGCAAAACATTCTGAATCTGTATTCGTCGCACATCTTCTTGTATCTATTCATCTCAGCTGTTTTGGAGTTTGTGGCATCAATTACTGTAAACTCTCCATTTCTCATTCTAGTTTCCAGAATATTAAACAGTGTTTTCCACACTACTCCATCGTTTGCCTGATTAATCGCGTGTGTTCCATCCGGCATCATCTGAGGGCTTGAACACATCATTCTGATATCATCAGCAGATAATGCATACTGCTTTAACCCGTTCTGTTCAATCCATGTTGATTTCCCGCATCCGGCACTTCCTCTTAATAACAGTAAAACTCTCATGATTTTCACCTCATATCTGTTTCTTATTTTCAGTTTATTGCATAAGTAACTTCACTCCAGACCTCACCCATTGCCTTTACGCATGGCGATATTTAACTACAACAATTTCTCAAGTACATTGCCAATAGTCTTTTCAGTCTTTCTATCGAGGAGCAAGGGGATTAGTGTTTCCCGTCTTAGTCCACCAAGGTATTTTTGAGCCAGAAAAGGAATAACGGCTCTGAGGTAACGCATTACGCATCGCCGAAGCTCATCGTTTCGCTTTGATAGTGCAATACTATCTAACCTCTATTTCTTTTACGCCCAGATACACGAATTACTATGTACCAACCACAACATATTTTTCAATGTATCCACCTTGGAATCCGACCGCTACTCACAGCCGTGGTATGTTATCTCAACCGGGCAATAAATCATGCAATCTGAAATAACTTCTTTGCTTCTTTCTTTAATGTTGCAATAAAAGATTTCTTTGTATATTTTCCAGCAGGAACATTTCTAAGTGCTTCCTCGCATACAGGACACACCATCCTGCCTTCTGGAATTGAATCATTGCAAAAAATACATGTATTATCTCTACTCATTTTTGTTCCTTCTTTCCGTCAAGATACTCACAAGCAGTTTTGAAAAACCTCTTCTGTGTTGCGATATCTTCGTCCGTAATCTCTCCAACTCTTTCAAGTTCTCTTTTGATTGCCTTGTTCTGTCTTGAAAGCTGAACGAAATTCTGTGTGATTCTTATTACCTGTGTTGCAACAAGAACAGTTGTCATTACAATAAGATATTTCTCAGCCATATGTATGCTCCTTTCTTTGTTTAAACTGTAATCTAATGTACGGTAACCTGGAATTCATCGCCGGTATCCCGCGTATCTGGAGACTCGCCTTGGTACTGAAGTTATTGATTTTCAATATGTTATACTATGTATATCGATTTTCCAGCGGAGTCGTCTGGGTCTGATCCGGATGCGGCTTCGCCTGCCGTGCTGGAGGCGTCCCCTCCTTTCCTTCTCAAGATGTTACTTCCACTAACAGTAAGAAGCACTGCAAAGCAGTAATATCATTACGGTTTAAAACATGATATTTTCTTTTATAATTTTCTCTTTTGATTGTTTATTTGAATATTCCAACCACGAAATCCACCTGTGATTCTCTGTAACATCTCCTGTGATGTCGTATACTTTCCCTCCTATACGTGTTCCAAAACATTTGCTCTTTGGATCAAACATGATGGTTGCATTATTTCTAATAAATCTCTTGAATAAAATAGAAGCAAACCAGTAGCTATTAGACCCAGAAAATGAGTCAATAGCACCTTGATTTGCTCCATTCGAGGTAAGCCGACATATAAATTTCATTGCATCATTCATAAATCCACCTCTTTTATTACTCGGCTACTAATACTTGCGATTTATTGAGGAAAATATCTATATATAGTAGCCGAGTTTCTTATTTAATTATTTTTCGCTTGCATCAACAACTGTCGCATCTGCTCCCTGAACAGTAACCCAGCCATGTTTGAGTCTTGCTTCTGCCTCTGTCATCTGGATAAGCTCCGGTGTTAAACTTTCAGATTTAAGTTTGTTTGCTTTCGCTTCTGCTTCAGCCTTTGTAACCTTAATATCCGCATCGTTCTGCGCTTTAATCAGTGCTGTCTGTGCCTGAACCTTCGCAGTTTCCTGCTCTACCTGAGCCTGCTGCTTCTGTTGAAGCGCTGTTACTCTGTTATCGATAGATTCCTTCAGTTTATCATCTGGATGAACATCAATAATACTTGCATCGAGCACCTGAATTCCATACTCTTTCTCAAAAGCATTGTTCAGATACTCTGTAATCTTATTATTGATTTCACTACGATTTCCAGAATAGATATCCATCATTGAATAATTCGTTGTCACCTCAGATACTTTGGATTTGAGAACAGTCTTCACTCTATTGTTTACGATTGCTTCTCCGTCCATTCCTTTGAACTTCTTATATGTATCCACAAGTGTTTCCGGATTGAATCTGTATGACATCTGGAAACTAATTGCCAGCATCGCATCATCAGACGTGGAAACCTTAAAGGAATCGTCTCCCTCACTTCCCTCTCTACTATCTTTGCTCAGGATAATCTGCTCATTACTGATTGTGAAATTCTTTACCTGTTTCATAGGAGATACCACATGCCATCCTGTATCTAATGTCTCTCCAGAAACACCGCCGCTGATATTATACACAACCGCTTCGTATCCTACCGGGATCTTTTCTACACATTTCACAACACATACTAATACTGCGATGACAACTATTGCTGTTGCAATAGCTCCGATTAAACCATTTTTCTTCTTAGTTTTCTTCATTTTCTTCCTCCTCTGACTCTGAATCATTTTCCTCATAATTAATAATATTAAAAATTCTCTTCACCAGTTTCAGGAGTAAATCTCCCAAAGGAATAAAGATGAAGGAAATCGCAAGCCATAACACAACAGCCGCAAGAAATACCAGGAACCAAAATACTGGATTCATTATCCTCTTCCTCCGTTTTTCTTTTCTAATAACTCTTCGATATTTGAAATCTTTGTATCAAGTGCATTCCATCTCTGATACGACAGATCATCTCTTTCATCCAGGTATTTCCATCCCAAGATACATATAATTACCGTTGCACAAATTAATAATGTGCAAATTACGAGTCCAATCATAGACACCGCCTCCTTTAAATAATTTATTTATCTTATTCAGCACGATTCATTGCCTTTTCAAGCAATTCCAATCCATGCTTAATACGATCTGCATACTTCGGGTCATCTTCCAAATGAAGATAAACTCCGCAATCATCTTCATTCCCATGTAAATGGCATTCATGAATCCATCCAGTCCCTGAGAGCTGCATTGGCGGAAACTTCTTTCCATCTGGATGAGTAAATGAATTCCAGTAGTCATGGTCCCATCCATTTGTATCTAAATCGACATCCTCATATCCTAAATCCTGAAGAACATCTGAAATCATGTATGGGTTAAACGGTGAAATGTTTGTAAAATCTACACCAAAATCGTAGCTGCTACCATCCGTATTTTCTGGGTTGAACTTTGTGACCTCGTTAATTGCAACCAAAACCATATCTGTCAGGTTCGTCTTTTCAACATCATCCATATGGTACATTGATTTTTGATTATGTAATAACATTCTGACCTCCTAATTACCCGTAACTTACTTCTGTTTTATCTGTTCTTAGTCCAACAAAAACGGGGAACTGCAAGCTTTCAAGCCCAGTTCCCTTGTCCTGTGAAATCTCTTTATATTTTACTTCGCAAAGCGTTCCTGTCAGACCATCTCTCTTCTGCCAGAACTTCTCTCTCTGCTCATCAGTAAAGCCGGAACCGACTTTAACCTCATTACCTTTGTATTCAAGAACAAAAGCTCCAAGCGTCCCTTTTAGCCTTCCGGTTCCTGCCTCGCATCTGATAATCGGTAAGTCCATAGTATAGAATCTCTTCACTTTAAGAATACCTTTATGTCGTGTTCTTCTATACGGAACATCTGTATTAATCATCAACCCTTCTTTATCCTCTCGAACCATCTGCTCCAAAAGTTCACTTATTTTGGACTGGTCATTTCCATGATACAGTACAGGCAGTACATTAACCGCGCCTTCCGTATTATCAATCCTCTGCGCAAACTGATTCAGAATCTCTCTACGATAACGATATGTAGTCTGTGGCGTCGGTGAATCGAAATCTCTGATTGGAATCATGTCAAAAATCGTGTAGCAAATCACCGTTTTATTAACACTATCCGAGTTGAGAACTCCAGTTGCAACTCTAAACGCTTCGTTATCACTCAGATTTCCTTTGTCTTTGAGTGTCAATTCTCCATCAGCAACGAATCCTGCCACTCTTAACCAGGACAATGCAGAAGTGATATGTTCCAGACCTTTGTATGGCATACCACTTCTTGCAAGCAGCTGACCTTCATATAAGGTTGCTCTTGCTCCGTTGAGCTTCTGTGTCAACCAGAATTCTGTTCCTTCTTTCAAAGGATACTTATCAACCGGATAAGCTTGCTGTACTTCCCATTCAGGAATAAGATTCGGAATGATCTTGTTAATGGTCTTACCTGTAATACCGAGACGTACTGTCTTTGAGAGCAGTTGCATATATAACTCTCTTTCTGCCTTATCGGAATATTTCACATTTAACAGCATTTTTACCTGCCGTAATGTTGCATCATCCATACTTCTCAATCTTGAAAGGTGTTCGCAGCACTCGAAAATATCATTAAAAAAGATAAGCTTTTGACCTTCTGTACCCTCTTCAGTCACAAGCTTATCCAGTGATTTTTTCGATATATTGTATGTAATTAACGGATTCAACGCAAAATATAGAAATCTTTTAAAATATCCATCATCTGCGTGTTCTTTTATGAAATCGCATTTGGCTTTTGCTCCCCCAATTTCCTGCAATTTATATATGTCTTTATATCCCATGTAGCCTCCTTTTTATTTACTCACAATCCGTATGCGTAAACCGGTTTCCTCGTTCTGGAAACTTCGGTTTAGCATATGCTATATCATGCCATCGAAAAATTCGTATGATTTGAAAATTAGTATCAACGCAGTTGATAGTCTTTTTCAAATCTTATGTAATTTTGAGATGCAAGTACCATTGTCGAACTCTCGCTAACAGCAGGAGTGATTGCTATTATGTATTGCTATCGTATTAAATACTTCCGCCAAGAAACAATCTATCTTCATTGTGAGTATACTAATGCACTATGTGCAGTAATATCTTTCTACCATCCAAGTACGTCATTAAGAGCTTCGCCCAAAACATCAAATACTCCCTTGATATATTGGCATTTCCCATTACTATCTATCTCGGATACCACAACCTCGCCATCTGACATCATCTGATACAGCTTAGCTCCTTCAAAATCAGCAAGTCTTATCTCAACCCTTACGCCGTACATAGCATAATCAGAAAATGTTGCTACGAACAAATCTTCATTCCTGTCAATATGATCGCTGACAACTTTTCTAACGTTGTTGTAAAGGCTTCTTGGATGATAAAGCAAGCTAGACCTTTCAGGAAATACCATTTTAGGAGCATCATCATACGTGTATTTATTTTCGGATATAGTTCTGCGGAGTAGGTTCTCTACGTCCGTACCCTCTTGTCCAGTCACTATGATAAGCTTCATAATACCACCTCCGCTAATTTACCTTCATTGCACTCAGGAAATCATCAATCTCTGTTCCGTCGATTTCTTCTTCTGGAATAGGTTCGAGCATATCAACAGACAACATAACACTCCCTTTTTCATGTCCGCTATACTTACCATCATGAATCTTCGTAATGGTAAATTCATCCCCACACATGTCTTTCATATATTCGGTAAAGGAAAATCTGCAAGGTATATTTCCATCCTCATCGATACCGAACTCACTTTTCATATCTTCCCACGATCGAACCCTTACAGAATCACCGACCTGTGGATCAAAGTTACTTCTGTCCATCCTCTGTACCTCCTTTGCTTTCCAAAATTTCATTTAATGTTCTCGGCATGTAATTCATATATGTCATCATACACCCAACATTAAACATTCTCATCGGGATATCCTGTAACTGACGCAACTCCTTCTCAATGCTCAGACAGTAATTATACTGATGTGAGTTATGGACATGACCATACAAATGAATACTGTTTCTGTGCTGACCATTCCAGAAAGGCATTGGATAGTGAGACATGACAACTTTTTCTTCTCCATCTTTGATTTCTGCATATTCACAAATCCGGTCAAAGTGTCTTGCGACTTTTGGAGAAATATGGTCGTGATTCCCTTTGATAAGAACCTTGTGTCCTTTAAGACATCCAAGAATAAATGCCGTCTTTTCTTCTTTATACCAGCTAAAGTCGCCGAGAATATAAACAACATCATTATTTCCTACAGTTTCATTCCACAGTGTAATCATTGCCTTATCCATTTCTTCAATAGAATCAAATGGTCTATTGTCATATCTGATCACATTCTTATGACCAAAATGCATATCGGCTATATAAAAATTCATTGTTCCTCTCTTTCCTTAGCATGAAGCAAGCAATTTCCGCATATGTATGCTTTATCCAGGCTAAAAGTTTTATATTTCTCACACTTTTTATTTCTGCATATGCAAGCTGTATGAATACGTCTGTCTTCGTTTGAAAGAAATTCTTTCTTTTCCAAATAAGTGCATCTCATACTGTTACTCCGGCAGACATCTTACAACTCTTTTTAAGTGTCCCATCTTTTTCTTCTTAGCTTTGGAAACACGCTCAATTCTTGTGATAAGAATTTCTTCATCTCCGAATTTTGTTCTAACAATAGCATGTGATCCAACATTAAGATTCAATCTATCCTCTGTATCATCAACGACTTTCCAACAATATTCTTTGTCTACACCTGGATGAACTCCATATACAAGAGTTGTTTTACCTGATTCCGTCTGTTTAACTCCAATTACAGACTCGTTGTTTTCTTTCAAAACCAGATACCCGATGTATCCATCCTTGAGCTGCATATTTTCGTCAACCACGATATCTCTATCGATTTTATGATTTTCTCTATAGTAAGCTCTACATGCATTCATCTTATCCTCGTTTGGATGAGAGTTGCTGAATACTCTAGGAACCCTTATTAAATTGATGTTTGTGTTAAAATACATATTCTATCCTCCTTGAAATAATTTGTCCAAAATGTACAATCTGATGTATAATGGTGATGTCTTGATGAGTCTGCAGCTCCGTTACGCAGATCCTTGCTTCGTCGAGTTTTGTGATGATTGCGACAAAGCTGATTGATTATCAGTGTCTTACCGTTATTATGAATTTGTTTGATGTTGCTTGGAACCTTTCCTGGATCTGAAGATCATGATTTAGGCGCCTCAGCAGCTCGGGGTGCTCTTCTCCTTTCCCTATCAAGTTGTCACTTCCGCCAACGGCTAAAAGCATATCCAAAGGATATAATTTCATTGTACATTTGTTTCTATGCAATCTAATGTATGTATGTCTTCTTGAGAATTCAGGAGCATCTCACTGGTCATCTAGTTCTTTGGATATTTCCTATTTGTGAGTGATTGATAATCAGTAGTTGGATTATGTTGATGCCTAGTAATTCTGATATTGTTTGTTTAGATCCTGGAAGGAACCGTGTGGCAGCTGGCTGGGAGGTTGTTCTTTTCCTTCTCAAGGTGTTACTTTCGCTAACAGCTAAAAGCACTGTAAAACAGTAATTTCATTGCATAGATTATTTTATTTTCTTAGTGATTTAGAATGACATATCCGTCTTTTGTAAACCAAGATACTCGGACTATGATGTCACCGTTTTGTTCCATTTCTTCCAATCTCGCCACGTCTTTAATATCCCACCCAACGGGGTAAGCCCCTGGATATTCTATTGCACATTCGATTGGAGTTGAATCATCTGTTTCAATCCATTCTCTGTTAAGATTGAACGCACCTGGCATAGTGTCTGCTTTTATATACCTGATACCATACTTATCAAAGAGGGAACATACTTCTTTAATAAATTTGTTATTATCCAAATTATTGACCAATTTAGGAACCGTGATGGCGAATCTACATTTCGTAGTTTCATTATCTTTTGTTCTTCTCTTAATCCATCCTAATAAAATAGATTCTCTTTCTTTCATTCTTTACACCTTTTTATACCTTTTAACACCTTAGAAGACCTACAACCTAAGCCGTAAGGTCTTCCTTGATTGCTTTTGTAATGTCAACGCCGAATTTTTCGCTAAGGTGTCTAACGATTCCGTCAATCACTTCTGGCTCAACCATTCGGTAATAATTTCGATATCCATCCATTGTCTGAATATCATTTTTGTCCCAAGCAATTCCATTTTTCCTGTCCATAATATATGAAGAAAGCATTGCCTGAAACTGTCTCTTTTTCTTATGACCTACTGTAATCTCGTTGTCCTTATTTAACATAAGACCAAGGTTCCAGTTCTGCCCTGCTGACGACCCGTACCGTGTCTTTTCACTCTTGATCGTAAACGGTGCATCAAAATCTTTTAAGATAGACACAATTACATTCTGGATTTCCATGAAACTGAAACTATATTTAGATGAGATTTGAAAATCATCAGCATACCTTGTGTATACAAACCTCTGATGATTATGTTCTCTTAATTCTCTGGCGATTTTAAAGTCAACAGGAATCATCATGATATTTGTAACAGTTGGTGATAACGGGGTTCCTTGTGGAAGACCGCCATCAAGGAATCCAAGTTCAAGGGCTTTCGTAAGCTCCGTCCTGCCCTTTTCATCTTTCATAACTTCTGAAAATGGGAAAACCATCGAAAACATATGAAGAACCCACTCCATCGTTGTGCTTCCGAAGAAGTTGGATAAATCCAGCTTCTCGAACCATTTACTCTCGTTCGCCTGGTGACGCTTCAATAAATCAAGTGTGCTTCTCTTCTTAATATATGCAAACGCAGATGTATGATAGAGGGCTTTAAAATCTACCTCAAAAATATTCTTTAGCGTGCTGAGTGCTTCTTTTAATTCCAGTTCTGGTGCATCTATCTTTCTAAGACCGCCACTTTTTTTCGGAATGTGAAATTCATAGTATAACTCACGTCTTGGCTTTTCTCGTAAATAATCAGTTCTCTCATTAAACCACACAAGTCTGGCAATAAGCTTGTCTATATCAACAAGCTGAAGAAATCTTTCACTTACATTTTCAACCTCATATGTTCTGGTATTCGTGAGGTTTTCATTTATTAAACCAATTTGCGCATTTCCTCCAAAAAGAAACTCTTCTAATGTCATTTGATGATATGACGGAGGCTGTTTTACTGTAATATAGTACATTTCTTCTCCTTTCAAGAACTTAGCAATCTAATGTATGTATGGGCTGTATCCCGGATGATCTCCTCCTGACATGTTATTTTGTTTTTGGATGGTGTAATCCGTTGATAATCAGTCTGTTATTTATCTCAACCTGATGGTTTTGTGATTTGGAACTATCTATGGGGGTAATGGATTTGGGAGTTCGACGCTTCTCTGGCGTGCTCAGCCTTCTCTGCCGTCCCTGTTCTTTTCCTTATCAAGTTGTTACTTCCACTAACAGTAAGAAGCTACCTCGAAGAGGTAAATATCATTGCATGTTCTTAATAAAACCGCCACTTCGCGTGGCGGTTTGTTCACTTTTAGTGCGTATTCTTGCTAATCTTATCGACATATTCCTGAAATCTACTAATCAATTCCCTATCCTCTATATAAAATGGATCAGAGTTGTATTCATCACGAAAGAAATTATACATTAACTGACCGAATCTCATATCTGGTATTCTTTTCCATTCAGCCGATAAGATTTCGCAGAACGGGTCAATCCTTTTCATATCCCTCATAGCTAAAATGCCAGAAGGTCAAATTTGAAACCGTCCATAATAATCATCTTCTTGATTCCTTCTCCCTTTACAAAGTTAATGTAATTATTCACTCCAAGGGCTGAGATCAATCGCACTGTTGTTGCTACGCCAAGAGTTACACCACAAGCAGATACCGGAGTCTCATCCTTAGCTTCATCGTGTGAGAACTGCATCGAATTCAGCAGGTCTTTCTTCATTTTGGAATCAGACCAGTCAGCTGCATAATGCTGTGCGCTTTCAAGGAGGGTTCTGAAATCAAATACCGCTTTTACATACGGGCTGTCCATATGCTTTTCAACGATCTCTCTTCTCAGTTCGATGCTATCCACACACAGGAAGATATATCCAGACATTAATTTTCCCTGCCATCCTTCTGGTTTCACCTCGATCTGATCTGCGATTTCTGGATTGATGTCTGTAAGGATATCCTTCAGTGCATCCACCTTCAGTCTTCCTACGTCGTTCTGATCGAACATCTGGTTTACGATATTATGCGGTTCAACTTTATCAAAGTCATACAGAGTTATCTTTGTTACACCGCATCTTACAAGGTTTTCTGCAACTGTTGATCCAACGGAACCACATCCTACGATGTGTATTCTTGCTTTATCCTTCTCTGGCTGAAAAAATTCATATGATTTACTTAAATCCATGTTACCCTCCTTAGTTTAAACATTATATATTCCTCTTTTTCCATTGTTCGGTACAACGAAAAGTTCTGCGATAGACATTTCCTCATTTCCTACCTCATATCCATCATCAGGGTCTTCTGGTTCCTCCGGCTCTTCGATATCTTCTTCTGATCCTTCCTCTGGCTCTTCATCCTCTTCATCTTCCTCATCGAAGACACCTTCATTCTCAGCCCAATCAAAGACATCATCTTTGTGATAATCGAAATCTTCTTCATCTACTTCCGTGAAATCGCCATATCCATTCTTTATGTAATACTCATCTTCAGTAGGAATGTCCTCTAATTTCGATAATAAATCTCTCCAATCCGTCGCTTCTCTTGCCATGTCTACGATACTATTATCGATTTCCTCGTCCATTTCGTCCTGTGAATAAATATCACTGCATACCTCGCAGCCATATTCATTACAAAACTCTCTAAGGTCGTACCAGCTATTTACATTCTCTTGAAATTCTTCTCTGGTCATTCATTTCACCACCTTAATAGTCGAACCCATACTGGCGTCTCCAGTATTCGTCGTCATATCCATTGACTCCGCCATGAATATCTGTGTCATCATAATCATCATCGCCACAACCGGGATATCCATAATCAGACATGCTCATCTGTTTTCCAGCCGACTTATCTTTTTTACGCTTCCCCTTGCGTCCTTTGCTTTTCTTACCCGTTGACACAAGGGGCTGATGTTTTCCCAGGCTTGTACCGTTCTTCGGCTCATCTTTTTTTGTGGCTCCATAGCCAGGATAATGATATGGATAAGCCCCTGTTCCGTATCCATAATTGTATGTTTTTGTCACAACCAACTCTTTTGCATCTTCGAGGAATTCCGTCATATCTTCCATACCCTTGATAGTCACTGTGACATCTGCTGTTTCAAACAGGATATTCTCTCTGATGTCATAGATTTTTACAGTCTTTTCACCACGCTTATTCCAAATCATAAAGATATAGAACATATCACTACTAAGCTGATCCAGAAGTCGCTCGTACAGGCTAAGATCTACGCTTGATGGGCTTACCGCCATATTTACATGTGAATGCCCCTGCATTCTAATCTTATTAAATACATCGTCATCATGAGACATAAGCCATTCTTCATATTTGGACTGGTCTGTTGTTACTGTAGATCCAGTTACTTCCTGTGGATAAACAAGGATGTCTGAAATCAGATATGTATCTTTCTCTTCGCATCTCTCTGCGATTCCATGCCATGCAACTTCCTTATCAAATTCTTTAACAAGCAGCTGCATTTTTTCCCACGCCATTTTAGTAAAAATGACTGTTGCTTTCCGTTCAACAGCCCCGAGTGTTTTTGTGAAGTTTACTTTTCCATCTGAAAATTTTCCCGATCTCAGAGTTTCATAGAACTCCTTTGTATATTGATCGAGAATGTCCTGTGGTAATTTAATCAGTTTACTCATATTCATTCTCTCCTTAGAATAATTCGTCCTCGTCAAGTAATTCGAGGTCGTCTTCGATCTCCTCATCGATATGGTCTACAGCTTCTTCAGCTGGAGCCTCTTCCGCTGGCTCTCGCTCTTCAGTATCCGTAGTTTCTTCCAATACCTCTTCTGAAACTTCTGCTTCCTGAGCAGCTCTTTCCTGTTCTTTCATCCATTCGATTGCGCCCTTCATGTCCACAACGCTTCCATCTGGAAGTTCAATGCATTTATTATGTTTGTATCCATCTCTACCGCACATGCGATCCATAAATACCTCCATGACTGTGCTGTCACTGAAGTTTAAACTCTTGCATGAACTGATACACTGTTCAATAGCCCCAATCGCATCATTTTCCATCAACCGTTCGTTCATTGTTCTCTCATAGTTACCAAGACAACTGTAACGATCAATATGCGGATTCGGAATGTATGTATCACAGCTCTCGTTGTAGTCATAACCTCGCATACCGGTTACTCTTTCTCCGAGACGGATAGTATAAGCGCAGCAAAATCTGAGCTTTAATACCTGATCGATAAAAATTGCATACATCAACTTTTTCACGTCTTCGCGATCAAAGCTTCTTGAATGCCTATATATATAGCTGTTGTAATTGTCAATGATTGTCTTCGCCATATCCTCATCGAAATACAGTAGATGATCTTTTACGACAAATGTAAGTTCTGAACCATCAACGTATTCCAGATCGAGTTTTGTATTGCAGAGGAAGTATTCCATGATTTCAGAATCTTCTCCCTCAAGTCTTGCAATTTTCTCTTCCATTCCCATCAGTCTGATTTCCGCATCATTTTTATTTCTCAACACATTAGAAATCTGATCGTTATAATCTCTGATCTTTCTGATGTAATTCTGGATATTATTTCTGAGAGAATCACACTGACGCTTCTCATAAAGCGTTTCAAATCCTTTCAGAGAATTTCTGATATGCATACTTCTAAAGTCGTATGCAGATGCAATTTTTGTGATTGCTGCCATGTATCTGTCTGGAGTAGTTTCTCTTAAAGACTGAATCAACTCCATTTCATCTTCTGTTACACCTGCGTTCGGGTCAAAGTACCACGGCAAAAATGCAAATATCGCACACTGTAAATAATGCATTCTGCGAATGTTCAGTTTATCTATGAAGATAACGACTTTACGATCATCCGGGTTTACATAGCACAAAGAATAAAAAGTTTTCCTGAAAAATTCAGTCACTTTCTCAATTCGTTCAAATCCTCTATTATTTGATGTGAACTCTCTCTCGATAACCTTAAACGCTGCAAAATTATCTGATGCGTTCCCCTCAAAACTATGGATAACAATGCTTCCATCTCCATAGTCATATGGATTATATATAGCATTTACCACAGCATTACCCGGATTATCTTCGATGGTACTTTTTGAATAGCTAGTATTTCTAAATGCAACGGATACACTTTCTCCCTCATTAATTCTCGAAGCAACTAACGCTCTTAATGTAGAAATAAATGTTACATCATTGTGGTAACTTTCTCCACCAATGTTTCTGAAAAAAGTGTGTGCCGTCTGTGATGTCAGCGGTGTTGAATTGATGGTTGGTCTGAACATTTTAAAATTCCTCCTTTTCTAATATTCAGTGGATCGTATCCGACTCGAACGGATGACCGACCGGTTATGAGCCGGTTGCTCTAACCACCTGAGCTAACAATCCGTTTAATGTGGATTTTCAGCATATTTGTACCGGCAATCCACAAGCCGACTGTTTCTTACATCTCGGACAGCCTCCTCATATCTCATTTCCATCTATGAGATAAAGGGAATGGATGGGATTGAACCATCTATCAGCGCCTCAACGCATTCCATTCCCTATACCGTTTTCCTTACAAAAATTACTTACCGCAAATTTTGCAAGCTGATCTACGGCTTCATTGTATTCGATACCTGTATGAGCTGCGACTTTCTGGAACATGATTGAGATTTTCTCTCCCCACTCCTGCATTGCACGAGCGTATTTCATTGTCAATTCATTATTAGTCTTCCATTCCCCTGTAGCCCACATCTCAATGCCACTGTAGTCATAGCAAATATTCACAGATTTATATCCGTTCTGCATTGCATATCTGACTGCGTTCATCGCTGCAAGCATCTCTCCTGCCACATTTCTCAGTTTGACAGATTCTGGATTATTGCCAGCTCCGTAGTATTTTTCTACAGTCTCATCTTTTTTGATAACAACGCACCCGTAACCATAAACACCAGATCGTTCATCAAAACTACCATCAACATAGATAGTTACATCTGCTTCTTTTAAATCCTGTTCTTTCGGCGCGCTGTTACCATTTAGATACCTCTCAGCTTCTTTTCTGGTTGTGAAACCTTTGTATAGAGCGCCACTAAAGCCTTCAACCTGCGCTCTACATTCATCCCAAGTTTTATATATACCTGGATTCTTTCCATTTTTCACCGCATAAAAGTTGTTTTTCTTTTTAGCCATAGTGACCTCCGATTGCTTTGTAAAACCGGGAGGATTTATTATCCTCCCGGAAGCCGAGCATAGGTAAGCATACCGACGAAAAGATCGTCGGCTTGTTGCGGTTAATTACGCATTGTCTGCCTTTACCACATTCAGCAGGAAGGTCTTCTCTTTGATTCCCATTTCCTCGAATGTCTTGTCCAGATCACCCGGCTGCAGTGTGGAACCGTCCAGATGCATTGTTCCTCTTGTGTAATCAATATCATTGTCCTCAAGAACTGCTCTCAGAGTTGTCTGCTCGTCTACGATTACGCTGTTTCTTCTTACGTTATTTCCTACTGTAACTTTAATCATGGTTTGATCTCCTTTTCTTCTAAAAACTATGTACTTGAACCATATTCAGTTTTGAAAACCGGCTACCGCTTAACTGCGGTAGCCAAAGCTGCCGGAATTAGGCGATTGTAATACCTTCCATAATAGCTGTTCTCTCCTTGTCGATAGACTCCAGAACTGCCGGAAGTGTCTTTTCCAGTTTTCCGAGGTTTGTCAGAGCGCCGCCGAGTTCATCAGCGATGAAACCTTTGATATCGTCACCATTGTAGTTTGTTGTCATGGTAATGGTCGCCAGCTTCTCATCATCACGGGTTTCCTCGCAGAAGGAAGCTCCGTATGTATTGATCTTGCCGTCACCAATTCCGACTCTAAAGATTTCTTCTTTGTTATCCTCGCCACCTTTGAGAACCAGCGCCTCCGGACGATACTTCTGAATTTTCTTGATGTCTTCCAGTTTTACCTCAGATACTACTACGATTGCCTGTCCCATTGTTTTTACTTTTGCCATGATGATTTCTCCTTTTTTCTCTAATATTTACTCCGTTAGCGTTATCCGCTTACGCTTGGGTGGCATCCCGGAAGCCGAGCATAGGTAAGCATACCGACGAAAAGATCGTCGGCTTGTTGCGGTTAATTTTTGTCCTGTTTGTATATTGGATTATCATCTTCAAAAACCATGTCATCGTAAGGATACTCAGTAAAGTAATCCTCACCAGTATCTGCGTCTTCAAGATACATTGGTCTGTAAATACTGATTCCCAATTTCCGATGCATATACTCAAGAAAATGTTCTTTTAAATCGTCTACAGCATTATCTGTCAAATTGTAGCATCCTGTATCCGATACAATATTCACAAGATCTCTAACAGCTGCATCAATTTCTTCCTCTCTTTCATCTATTAACATCTGCTCATCGTCATACTCTTCCTCGGATTCATCTTCGATATAAACCGTTTTATCTTCCGAATCAGTCATTGTTTCGATTGCTTTAATACTTAAATAATCATCGTATATCCGATCGGCTGTCCTTTTTGCATCTTTCTCATTAAATATATCTTCTCGATAAATTTCATTACCGTCGCATTCGACAATGAGTTCCGGAGATCCGTTAGCCATTGTCAACCAGACTTCCATCCCATAATCATCGTTCTCAGCCATCAGATGCTGATTTCTTGATAATTCATCCTCATGTTCTAGGCTGTAATCCCAGATTTCTGACGATTCTACATCTATTTTCTGCATAAACTATACCTCTCTGTATACTTTTTTCTTCAATGCCTCACTCGGCTTAAACACAGGCTCAATATGAGCAGGAATTCTTACCGGAATACCAGCCTTGATATTCCTTCCGACTTTCGCTTTTCTTTCCGTCGTCTGAAATGTACCAAATCCTCTGATGATTACATTGTCACCATTAACCATAGCTTTCTCGATGTTATCTAAGAAAGAATTGATCACTTCCTCTACAAGAACTTTTCGTGTCATTGTATCGGCTGCAATCTGTGTTATAATATCTTCTTTAATCAAACCTTATACCTCCTGTTCATATTCCCTAGATACTACGTAATCGAATCTTTCTTCGATTCCGTCAATAAAATTGTCTGTGGTGCTATACACCATATAAGATACAACCACTGTCCCGTTTTTTACTCCGTCTACCCTTGAGTATGAGATATAATAACTATCCGGATCGGAGTTTAAAATCGTGCCATCGCCTGTTTCTGCATCCGTTACGATTCCCACGCATCTTTCTACAATGAGCTTACCATTCCGGTTTTCAAGCATTTCTGCCGTCAAATCACCAGAATCATAAAGTTCATAATCAGAGAATCTTCTTTCAAAATCCTTTAAAAAGAACTCTTCTGCTTCTGAATAATCAACCGTGATTTTCCCACCGCTGAAATCATATGTATGCTGTGTGGATTTCTCACGAGTGGCTGTAAATCCCACAAGACCTGTTGCGATTATAACCGCAGTAATAACCATGACAATTTTCTGTGCAACTGATTTTTTATTCTTTCTCTCTGACATATTCCCATTTCTCCTTAATCCCTGAATGTAGGGTAAAATATCAACTGTATTTTTCTTGAATGCCTGCATTTATTGACAAATCTCTTGCATTCTAAGTAGTTGTCAAATGTCTTATCGACTACCGTATTGGTTTCTACAACCAAAAATCTTACCGTTAAATCCATTAGATCACCTCCGTATTGAAAGCCGATCGCCACCATAAATGGTGGCTAGATTACCGATAATTACGGATTCTGTAAAGCGGACGAACGCCAAGAGAATAAGACGCGCCGCTGTAGTACGCACCGCCGTTGGTGTACACAAGACAGAAGTAAGTCGCAGACCCCACACGTTTGTTCTGCAACCAATAAGCCTGAGTTTCACCGTTTAATCCATCGAATGCCATACGGTTCCTTCTCTTTTTCATCGGCTCGAATTGCTCTACTGTATTCGGTTCTTCCTCGCCATATATGTTTCGTCCAAAAATCTCTCTTTCTGTGGGAATTCTCAACAAATCCCCATTTTCAAACGGAACCATATTTAATCGAAGCGCTGCCGGGAACTTCTCAAGATACTTTGTGGCGAGCTGGTCTCTCAGGTGAGATTCCTCATACCCTCCATCGTTTGTATCGTCCCGATTCATACGGCATTCCTCTTTCAGGCAATCCAGAAGCATGAATACCATGCACAGATTCCCATGTTTATCAAATTCCTCTTTTACTGCTAATGCCTCTACTTCCTCGCCATCTTCCATTGTGTAACTGACGATATCGCCTACCTCGTATTTACCTCCGGCTAAAACCTCGGAAGTTCTATATACTTTCATAGCGCACCTCCTAAACTATGCAGCACTCTTTTGAGAACAGCATGTATAATCCCAATGGTACTGTGATAAAAAGAGGAGTACTATCTAAGTCACCTCTTACCTGTGCATGGCTTGCGACCACGAAAATCAGAACGCTAAGCAAGAGCATTCCAATTCCAATTAACCTCTGAAAAATCATTTTCGTTTGATACTCAACTTCTTCTTCTCGTTCTTCTCTGCTGATTTCCCTGCGATATTCTAACCATTCCTCGCGACTCATTCCGTCACATTCATCAAATTCTGTGTAATGCATAATTAACCTCATCAAATAATCTTCACAAATTTATAGATATCAACATACTGATCTAAATCTGCTAATGTTGCATTGTCTACTATTGCGTGTAACATCAGCGGCAGGATTTCCCCACCGCATAAGATAAGTGCTAACTCGCTGATAATTGCCTCATAAATCCTCGTAGGCAACTCATACAGCTTTAATGTCTGAATTTCCTGCATAGTGAAATATGCTTTTCCCACGCATAAACACCTCTTTTCACAGCCGCCTACAATTCCGCCACTGCTGCGTGACCGGAACCCCAGCGAACAGAAACCTTTAAACTGCTTGTGCTACCGATGATTTTTGTACCATCAGAGCAGCTTGCGATATGCCTGCCATTTTCCCGGTCGGCTCTGTACGATACAGAAATCCCACCGCCAGCTCGTTTAACCATCTGCTCAACTCTCCGACGGAAAACCAAGAAACTCATACCACCCTTATTTGCCTTGCGATTCCATAACCATCTCAAAGCCTTATCCAGATCGTCAGTTTCCATCTCATCACCGCAAGATTCCCCATCATACTCACAGATAAATTCCTCTGTGATTCCGTAGCGAGAAACCATGGCTGTATTGCCATTAGCCATGCTCACGCCTACCCAACAATTTCCCTCCGGACGGGACATATATTCCCGCATTTCCTCAATACTCATTGCATTCATAGATTGATTGCCTCACTTTCTGCTTTTACCTATCGGTTTTCGCTATTTGTGTAATACCCACAGACCGCCGGATTCCCGACGGTTTCGCCGTTATTCCGGCTCATCAGTGTGGGAATTTCCCTGATTACTTACGAACCTTGCGGAACTCGATCTTGTAAGTCTCGCCCATTACGATACGGTGACAAATTTCCGCACAATACTGTCTCATGTACTTGTGGTTCGCACATGATACGGTTAAAGCCGCACGATTTTTCCGTGAAAATACGGACATCAGGAAGTTCACATCATGAGATACTGCCTTATATTCCTCGCCGATCATAGCCTGGATGACCACATTCAGTGTTTTCAGCAGGTTTGTCTTTGATGTCGGATTCTTACCCATGTCGATTTCTTTAGAAATGTCAGCCATAGCAAAGCTGTCATTTACCTCTTTCGGGTCAATACCCAGATCCTTTGCCTTCTGAGCAGTCAGCAGGAAGTTCAGCTTCTCCACCTTATAAGCCCAGTTCTTGTCTGCGCCGATACCACCCTCAGTTGCCTTATGTAATTTCAGCAGGTCGATAGGTCTTTCAATATCCTCAATTACCCTAACAGGAATCTTCTCGTCACCCTGCTTTGTATCTCTTGCACGGATTGTCGGGAATGTCAGCTGTTTTACAGCCTCAAGCATAGGATTTTCAGTTGCCTTGAGAGCCTCGAAGCACTCTTCTTTTGCGATAGATGTATACTCATTTACCGCCTGCTCGATTTCGTCGTTCAGTCTGGTAGTTTCCTGGAAATTCCCATTCTGAATATTGTCGTTATACTCTCTGCACAGAGCCTCAGCAGTCTCACGAAGTTCTGCTTTTGTTTTCTTACTTTCTGCCATAATGATTTTCCTCCTGGATTCTCTATTTTCTTTGTTACATGGGATAAGCCCATAAGAGAACGCCCGAAACCATGCGATATACACAATCTCGGACGCTCAATATAGGTTTATCGGAATGTTTGCACACTCCGCTTAATATTCAGTTTTATTTCGCTATACTCCGTCTGCATCGGAAATCCCGCAATAGTCCGACATTTAATTCCTTGGAACATAGCCGATGTACCCTCGGGTACTGATACCACTACGATTGGAAATCTCAACAGATTTTTCCTGCTATCCCTCATGTTGACGCACTCAGGATTATGCGGCAAAGTTTCACATCTAACGAACTGCCGAACTATGGGGATTTTCACTATCTCGAAACCATGAGCCTAACTCTCATGCACCATCGACGCCTTGATAGCCAAGGTCTCCCTCAAATCGGTTAAAGGAATCCACGATAACCGCAGAGTTTTGCCGATATTCTAAAGCCGTCGGTAGGTCGGCTGACTGGTATAGTTCACTTATTTCCTATCCCGTAGGTAGCCCTCACGATACCTCAGAAAGATATCGATATATGCACTTATTGCCTGCGAGTAGGTAGACCTCACAGTCGTATGGACATAAGCCCATAAAGAAAAGCCCCTCAATAGAGAGACTCTTCTTTAGAAACTTATTAATCATGGCGGTTTATGTACTATGTCAGATCATATTTATATACCGCACATCTGACATAGGCGAACCCTCTGGACTCTCAGCTTTTTCGCTTTGTCTTTTGTCGTGTTCCACACTTACAACCGTAACCCACTAGGAAACCCCTGTGAGCCTGTCGGCTGTCGTGTTCCACACTTACAACCGTAACCCACTAGGAAACCCCTGTGAGCCTGTCGGCTGTCGTGTTCCACACTTACAACCGTAACCCACTAGGAAACCCCTGTGAGCCTGTCGGCTGTCGTGTTCCACACTTACAACCGTAACCCACTAGGAAACCCCTGTGAGCCTGTCGGCTGTCGTGTTCCACACTTACAACCGTAACCCACTAGGAAACCCCTGTGAGCCTGTCGGCTGTCGTGTTCCACACTTACAACCGTAACCCACTAGGAAACCCCTGTGAGCCTGTCGGCTGTCGTGTTTGTGGGTTACGTTTTGGACGGTATCCAAAAAGAAAAAAGGGCGGTTGTGTTCCGCCCTTTGTGCTGTCGTTTTATCTGTCTTTTCTACCGTTTACAATACGGCTAACTGTCATTTTTGAAACGTTGTAAGCGTCTGCAACAAATTTCATGCTATGACCGTCCGCGATCATTTTTCTAATATTGTCCTTGTCTGCTTCTGTCAATTTGCTTTTTGGTGCTGTCGGTGTCGGTGCTGTCATTGCATTGACAAGGTAAGACGGTAAAGAAAGTTTTTCAACCGCTTTCTTCTGAATAGTCTGTAACACGCTTCTAACGCTTTCTTCTTTTACGCCTAAATATGTACCGATAGCAACGCAACCATAACCGGACATTCTCAACTGTAATACTTGCGCTTGTCGTGCTGTCAGCTCTAACGCTTCTGTCATCTTGTCATAGTCCGCAACGCTTCCACTGTCTACAGTTTCAAATTTGACAGCCCCATTAAAGTCTGTAACGTTTCCGGCTAAATCTGTATACTTGTTTAATCTTCTATATACGGTTGCTTCTTCATTACTTTCGTCGTCCTTTGCTAAATCTTCTAAGTACAGGTAACCATTTGACGGGTCAATATTTAAAGAACGGTTGTTTGCAACCTCACGACGAACTGCCTTGTATACCTCACGAATTGGGGAAGTTTCCACAGTTTCCCATCCGTTCACGCTGTCAGATACTTTAATCCAAACTTTCTTTTTAAGCTTGCGCACTGTGTAAACCGTTTCAAGAAAGTTTTCTGTTGTCGTGTCCACTTTAGAGCATTCGTCCAGAAGTGAAACGATAGCAGTATTTACAAGGTCAAGACCGTCTCCCAGTGTCTGCTGTGTAAGTTTGTTGTAAGCGAATCTATAGTCACTGTCTAACGTCTTTGTCTGTCTGTCTCCATCTTCATTGTACACTGTTGTGAATGCTTTTTTACAACTGTAATCAATGTTCTTTAATGTGTTCGTGTCTCTGTAAATGCTTCTTTTAACTTCTTCTAACTGAGGGTTGCAACCGCTGTTACTGGTTTTTCCGCTTTTCGCTTGTGGGTCAAGACATTTTCTAATAACTGAATATGCAACCGCTGTTGCAAGGTCTGTTGCTACTTCTGTAAAAGTTGTGCTATTGCGGTCTTTTCTGTATTCATTACAGAAGTTAATCATTAATGTTTCAAACGCTGTTGTTGTGGTTGTTGCTGTCTGCTGTTTTGTCATTTCGCTTTGTCTCCTTTTCTTGTGTTCCGCTGTTGCGGTTGTGGTTGTTTGATTGTTTTGTAAATTGTATAGCTTGGAACTATACAATAACATGAATAAAAAGAAATGTCAAGCTAATTCTATAACGTTTCATTCTTTACCGTAACCCACTAGGGAAACTATTTGCAATTCTATATATCTATGTTCCCTTTTCCCACTATGTCACATAGGGGCGGTAGTTATGGTATTTTTATCTGCTGTCTGTTGCTATTGTAAGGAAGTCGCTTCATCTCCCACATACAGCTTAAACTCCCAAAATCAGCCTTATTTCAAATAAGCTTATCGCTGGTTATTGGATTTTCTTATGCTTCATTGATAATCAATAATTACCTATCCAATAAGAAAAGACGGTAACCAGCGAACCTGATCGATTGAAAAAATTGTTTCTATTTTACATGCTAATTAAATTATTTACTTATTGACATACAGTACAATTAATGATATAATAATGCTAAATAAATAATCTGCTTGTTTCTAATGCAGATTTTTATTTTTGGATTGTAATGCTAATTAAATTATTTACAATGATGAATCCGCTGTGTATTTAATGCTCTATCAAGTAGCCTTGTATCAAAAGCAAAGATGGTGTTTTTCTATAGTTGTTAGGAACGCCTATGTAAGACATTGATAATCAACGGATTAAGAAATGAGTTACAACTTTTAGGTTGTAAAATCACAAAAATAAATTGTAAAAAGGAGGTTTAAAATGATCCAAGTTTGTGATGCAATCATGGGTACTGGCAAGTCCAGTGCTGCTATCACGTATATGAATGAACATAAGGAAGAAAAGTTCATATACATCACACCATACTTGGAAGAAGCTGAACGAATTAAGAATGGATGCAAGTCAATGCATTTCGTAGAACCAAGTGACAAGCTAAAAGAGTATGGATTTAAGAAAAGCGAGCATACCGCTGCTCTTATTAAACAAGGAAAGAATATCACAACCACGCATCAAGCATTTAAGCGATATACGGAGGACATGTTGGATGACATCCGGGAATATGGCTATCGCCTCATCATTGATGAAAACGTAGATGTTCTGGAGAAATATGATTTTCATCCGGATGATATTCAATTAGCTATTGACTCCGGGCTGATTATTCGAGATGAGGATACTTACTATCTTGCCAAAGAAGATTATAACGGAAGACTTTATCACGAGCTGCGGCAATTCTTAAAGGTTCGCCAGTTAATTCAGATGGAAGACAGTGCTGGCACACATCTTTTTTATTGGGTATTGCCACCGGAGTTAATCACGGCATTCAAAGATGTAATCATACTGACATACATATTCAAAGGGCAATCGCTTCATCATTTTCTGGAGATGTACCAGCTTCCATATGAGTATATTGGTATCCAGAAAACAGAGTCAGGACACTACCGATTCTGTGACTACCCTGGCTATACGCCGGAATATGTCAGCCATTTAAAAGATATGATTCATATTCTGGATAATGATAGGATGAACAATATCGGTGACAGCTATCATGCGTTATCGATGAGTTGGTTTGGCAGAGACGAAAACAATGTAGAACAGTTAAAGAATAATGTCAACAACTGCATTAATAATATTTGGAGAAATGCTCCAGCCGGTGAGAAGATGTGGGGTACGTTCAATGACTGCCGATGCAAAATTAGTGGTAAAGGATATACGAGGTCATTTTTGCGATTCAATATGAAAGCGACAAATGAATACCGAAACCGCCATTATATGATATATCTGGTCAACCTCTTTATGAATGTTGGTGAAAAGACATTTTACCACAAGCATGGCATAGAGGCTGACGATGATATGTATGCTCTGTCTATTATGGTTCAGTGGATCTGGCGATCAGCCATCCGGGATGGAGATGAAATATATTTATACATACCGAGCAGACGCATGAGGGATCTGCTTGAAAATTGGATTGAAGAAACAGTACAGGGAGGAAATACAATCAATGAAGCATAAATGTAATAACTGTGTATATAAAGAAAACTGCAGCGAGGCAACACCATGCGAGGACTTCTATCCTCTTGATGGAGATTTACTGACAGATGATGTTGTAGAGCGAATAGTCGAGGATGGTCGATCAGAATTTGAAAGTGCGTGGCGTGAGTATATCAATGAGTTCAATAATTGATTTGCGCAATCATGCTAATAAAATAATTTACTTGAAATGAGGTGTTCAAAATTAGCAAGCAACTTACTTGTCAAAAATTTATTTATAAGCTACATAGTAGCCGCCTTCGTAAACATCGTTGGCGGCTGACACTCCCGATCGAGGAAGCAAGAAGGAATGAAGAAGTGATATCTCTTGCAGACAGCCAGACATTGCGCTGGATTGATTATCTGAATGACATCACAGATGCAGACGCTGAAGCTAAAAAAATCAAAGAAGAGATTCGCAGTTTAAGAACTGCTCCAAACAGCGTAAAAAACAGACACGCAATTAAGAAACTGTATGAGGATTTGGATCAGCTTCAGTATAAGGCAGACTATGTTACTCTGATTATTGACAAAGAAAAGGACTACTATCGTGCCTGCAAAGGCTTTCAGATCAATGGAGTAAAATATCGACGCCTGCTCGGAACCAATGGTGGAATCAAGAACAGCACTATCGTATTTGTAAGCGAAAAGGTTATTGACGAACTGCATCGCAGAATATCCAATGGACGAAATCCAGAAAAAGAACTGGTTACTGCAAAGCTCGAAGCATATCAGGCTCTCACCTGTAGTGCTTCTACTCCGGTTTCATTCCCGAAAGGAATCGCTGTAGTAAATGACTGCGAGACTTCGTTCCTCTCTGACATTGTATATCTGACTGATGAATGCGATGGCGAACCGACAATGGAGTTACAGAAACAGCAAAAGGTTGATCTTGATGCATCAGATGGTTTCGGAATGATGCTTCCATCACTCGCAGAGCGTTGGAGCAAAGAGCTTGGACTCGACTATACAATCAGTGGAGCAAATACCCGCTTCTCATTTGAAAAAGGAATGGCTTTCACATTTGATTATGTAGATTTTGCAGAAAAGATTGCCGGAGGAAAATACATTATCAAAGATGCGTGGGGAAATGATTTCGATGTGCGTGATGTAGAATTGATTCTCACTACTTCTATGGTAAAGCTCTGGGATAGTTATGATAGCTGCGAAGCGTATGTACAGAACTCATTATCCAACGGATACACATTCGGCATCGCAAAGACCTGTCCAAAAGAATTGGAAAGTGAGCACTCACTGAACTATCAGTTCATTCAGAGCTACAATTTATCCGATGATGAGATTGAAGAACTGATAGCCCCAACCATGAATGAAATCAAAGACGTTCTCCATGGTGATTGGCGTAAAACACTGCTGTTTTTAAAAGGCATCGGTATGAATGAGTCCAATATTGAAAATCTGGATGATGATTTTGTAAAGGCAATTATGATTGATAAGCGTATGATTGATGACCCGTTTGTTCAAAACGCAATATACCAGCTTATCAAAAATCGTATCGATGAAGCTAAAGTGGGCGTACTTAAAGTTCATGGTAATTATTCCATAGTGTCTGGTGATCCATACGCACTCTGCCAGAACATGTTTGGATTGGAAGTAACCGGTCTGTTGAAATCTGGAGAAATCTACAATAAATACTGGAGAGATTTTGGTTCAGAGAAGCTTGCTTGTTTTCGTGCCCCTATGCCCTGCCACAATAACATCCGTTTGGTACATCCCGTTTATAGCTCCGATGCTGATTATTGGTATCAACACATGAAGACCTGTACGATTTTCAACGCATGGGACACCGCAGCTGCTGCATTAAACGGAATGGACTTTGACGGCGATTTGGTCATGCTCAGTGACAATAGAATCCTCGTTGAGAGGTTAGAACCGCTTCCGGCTCTTATGTGCGCTCAGCGAAAGGCAGCTAAGACGATTCCTACTGAAGACGATTTTGTACGTTCCAATATTGAGAGCTTCGGTAATGACATCGGACAGACAACAAACTATATTACATCAATGTTCGAGGTTCGTTCTCATTATCCAAAAGGAAGTGTTGAGTACGACACACTCTCCTATCGTATCAGATGCGGTCAGTTATATCAGCAGAATGCAATCGACAAGGCGAAAGGAATTATTTGCAAGCCGATGCCGAGAACATGGCATGATAGACACGCTGCAAATAAAATCGAGGATGATGAACTAAGGGACTTCTACAGAAGTATTGTTGCTGACAAGAAGCCATACTTTATGAGATATATCTACCCAGCTCTCATGAAACAATATAATCAATACATAAAAAATACGAATCGAAACTGCCTGAGAGAATTCCAGATGACTGTTGATGAGTTGAGAATGGTTCCTGCCGATGAGCTGACAGAACGGCAATCTGATTTTCTTAGATATTATGACTACCGGATGCCTGTAGGTACTGGCGATTGTGTCATGAACAAAATATGCAAACGATTCGAGCAAGAGTTTGATGGGTATATCAGAAAGCATAATTCCAAAATCAAGTTTGATTACACGATTATGAAAAATGCTTCTGAGGATTATACCACCACTCAGTACAAAGCTATCAAAAAGCTCTATGAGGACTATAACAAAAAAATGCAGAGCTATACCGTATTTGCTCAGAGCGAAAAAATAGACAAATATGATGCCTTTACAGAACTTTCTGAAATGAATGCAGAATTCCGCAAGTCCTGTGACATTATCTGCCAGAATGAGTCAGCGTTATGCAATATTGTTCTGGATCTGTGCTACCAGAAAAGCTCCTCCAAAAGATTTGCTTGGAATATGTGTGGCTCAGAAATTATACATAATTTATTATTAAACCATAATCACACAGTTAATTTCCCAACACTGGATGCAGATGGTGATATTGAGTATTGTGGTGAACGATTCAAAATAGTATCAAAGAAATTAGAGGTGAACGAATGAGTATTGTATTAAAAGAAAATGATTGGGCTGAAAAAATGATTCAGTCCAAATCACTTGGAAAGAAACCATCTGAAACATTGCGTCGCATTGCGAGATATTACATAGATAATGGTTATGAAAAGAAAAAGGAGGTGCGTCAGAAACTGGATATCTTCCTATTACAATGCGACCCTCTTGCTTCTCTTCCGAAGTGGGATGCAGCTCTTGAATACGCAGTAACCAGTGCTTTTAAATATGAAGCAGTTGATATTGACCAACTCGATATTACAGAGAATGAGCTGAAGCTTATCGAATCATTGGATGGTGTCCAACTGGAGAGATTAGCCTTTACGCTTCTGTGTCTTGCTAAATATTGGTATGCCGTATCACCGGAGACTGATTACTGGGTAAATAATAAGGATAATGAAATAATGGCTCTTGCAAATATTAATACATCTATTAAACGGCAATGTTTATTATACGGCGTATTAAAAGATGCTGGGTTACTCCGATTCTCTAAGCGTATTGATAATACAAATGTCCGTGTGTGCTTCGTAGATGACTCATCTCCTGTTGCTTTATCGGTATCGGATTTTCGTAATCTTGGATATCAGTATATGAAATATAAATATAGAAAGCATAAACGTAACCCGTACTTTGAATGCGAAAATTGCGGTATTACAGTAAAGTATACAGACCCGGAAAAGGGACGTAAACAGAAATTCTGCAAAGCGTGCGCTACAGAAATAGCCGTTCAACAGCGCGTAAACTACATCATGCGAAGGAAAAATTTAGATATGTAAATTATTTTTTTAGCACGATATAAATTTGCTACCACTCTTAACCTATTGATACTCAACAATATATAGGTATTTGATGAGATGCTTGTATGAAGGGAATATATGAACGTGATTGTTCTATAAATACAAGAGTCAAAGGAGAATCGAAATGGTTAGAGTAACAAAGGTTGAGAAGGAAGCAATTTTAAAACGTTTTCCAGATGCACATATCCGTAGAACCATGAAACATAAATCTGGCAGACATCATTATTTCTGCGAAGAGTCTGACAGAATCATGGCTTTCCTTGAGGCATACCGTAACGAGTGTACTGTGTGCGCCGAAGGGTAGGTGCTCAATATGAATATAGAACGACAACCACAAGAGTCGCTTATGGATTATCATAAGCGACTTATTTATGGTAAGCTTGTTGATCGTACACTTGCAGATGTAGATTATGTCGAACTGTCAGAAAAGGTATACGGTCAGCCTTATTCGAGTGATGTTGCCAGACGTATGATGTATGGCAGTCGAAAAACGCTTGAACTCATGGATAGCATGAATCTGTCTGCTGTTAGTGATAAGAATATGATGTCAGAAATCGACGAAAAGATATTAGAGCTACGCAAAGAGAAACAGAAAATGTACGATCAGCGCGTTGCGCTTAATAGTTCTATTAGAGCGCGTTCCAGACAGGAAGAACTGAATGAGATTCTTACGAATGCAATTCTGACAAGCAAGATGAAAGGTCTCGAATATCAGCCACATGATATTGTTCATTCTGATAATGACCTATTAGTGAGCCTGAATGATATTCACTATGGGGCGAACGTACATAACGCATGGAATGTCTATAATTCTGACATCTGTGCAGAGATGATGCGGTCTTACCTTGATCGTATTATTGAAATTGGCAAACGTCATAGCAGCGAGAATTGCATCGTATGGGCAAATGGCGATCTGATATCTGGAAACATTCACTATTCTATCGCTGTTACCAATAAGGAAAACGTAATCCAACAGATTACAGGCGTGTCAGAGCTGATAGCTACATTCTTAGCAGAACTTAGCGAACATTTCAGTACAGTGTCATTTATCAGCGTCGCAGGCAACCATAGTAGAATTTCTCCTAATAAAGAAAATTCTTTGCACACTGAGCGTTTGGATGATCTGGTTGAGTGGTATATCAAAGCAAGACTACAAAATTTCAAGAATGTGTTCGTCATGAACGACAAAATCGATGAAACAATGTATACCATCGATATTCGAGGTAAGACATATCTCGGCATTCATGGCGATTATGACGGATCTGCTGCCAAAGTGCAATCTTTACAGACGCTGGCAGGCAAACCGGTATATGCAATTTTGTCAGGACATCTGCATCATAACCGTGTTGAATCAATCCAGGGCATCAAAACCGTCATGGCTGGAAGTTTCATGGGCGTAGATGACTTCTGTGTTCAGAAGAGAATCTATGGTACGCCGGAGCAGATGGTGTGTGTTTGCGATGATACCGGAATTGTATGTCATTATGACATTGATTTAAAAACTACATAGCAGATATAGCCGGAGCTGTAAAATGCTCCGGTTTTTATTTGGGAAGTTATCCCGTAGAGGCAGCGGTGCTGACTGTAAATCAGTTGCTTAACGGCTCGGGTGGTTCGACTCCATCACTTCCCATTCAAAATAATAACAAAGGAGGTGCTTGCGCGTGGGACGTAAGACAAAAATGAACTCAATCACTAGCCCAGAGCTTCTGGCGCAAGTGAATCCAGAAAATACACAATTACTTGAAGACTTCAAGGACTATCTTCGCTCAATTCAGAGAAGCGAAACAACTATTGCTGGATATGAAAACGATATTCAGATTGCATTCGTGTGGTGCTTACAGCATAACAACAATACATTCTTCGTGAATTGGACAAAACGAAATATCGTTGCTTATCAGAATTGGCTTTTAAATTCAAATGAGAATAGCCCAGCCAGAATCAGAAGGCTGAAAGCTGCTCTCTCATCCATGAGTAATTTCATCGAAAGCGTATTGGATGACGAATTTCCGAATTTCAGGAATATTATCAACAAAGTAGAGAATCCGGTGAACAGACCCGTCAGAGAAAAGACAGTATGGGAGGATTCTGAACTTGAAGCGTTGTTAGAGAAGCTTGTAGAACGCAAGGATTATGAAAAAGCCTGTTATCTTGCTCTCGCAATGTACAGTGGAAGAAGGAAATCCGAATTATGTAGATTCAAGATATCAGATTTTGATGAGGATAAACTGGTATGCGGTGGAGCTTTGTATAAAAGCGCTCCAATCAAAACTAAAGGTAGGGGCGGTGGCAAGATGATTAACTGCTACACGCTTGCAAAGAAGTTCACCCCATATCTTGATATGTGGCGTAATCGTCGTCTGGACAAATATGGCGATAGCGAATGGCTGTTCCCCGATGCAAAGCATCCAGAAGAACATATTCAGATCTCAACCATTAATAGTTGGTCAAATACGTTCTCAAGGTTATCAGGCAAACCAGCATATATTCATAGCCTGCGACATTATTTCACCACCAGTCTTGCGAAAGCTGGAATCCCTGACGGAGTAATCCAGAGTATTGTTGCATGGGAGTCTTCTGATATGGTTCAGTTGTACAAAGACATTGATGCTGATGAACAGATCGGAATGTACTTTAAAGATGGCGATATTGTTGCGCCCGAGCAGAAAGGCTTGGGAGACCTGTAAATACAGAGACAAAGGAGATTGTGAATATGAATAGAAAGGAATTAGTCCGTCGCATTGCAAACGTGATGCGAGAAAATAATATTCGGAAACCTGTCTCATCCCAAAAGCAGGTTTTCCATATATCTGATGACGAAGGAAATACAAAAGACTTTGTTGTCAAGAAAACAGATAAAGGTGTTCTATTTACATATGACGATGTAGAGGCAATGATGGATACCTGCCTTGCGGTTATCGGTGACAGTTTAAAACGAGGTGAGTCTGTGTCTATCAGAGGTTTCGGTACTCTCTCTCTAAACTACAGAAAACCGCGAACTAATAAACATCCCGTAACGCATGAAGATGTTGAAGTCTCTGGCAGGTATGTACCAAAGTTTGAATCTGGCAAGGATTTAAAGATGTGCGCCAAAATGTATGAACTTTCTTTGGCTGAGCGTCTATCCGGCTATGAATCACCTGATTTTGACGAAGAGGATGGTGATGAATAATGGCTTTGGAAATGAACACAGATAAAGTAATCTGTCCCACATGCGGTACTGGATATTCCAAAAGAAAGGGATTTTTCCCTGTAAGTTACGGGGAACTATATAAAGGTCTGGGGTATATCCCGTATTGCAGATCGTGTATTGACAAAATATATAGTCAGTACCTCGCACAATGTAAGGACTCAAAAATGGCGGTCAGACAGACATGCCGTAAACTGGACTTATACTGGAATGAGAATATTTTTGATAGCGTAGTAAAGAAAAGTTCTGTGCGATCATTAATGACACAGTATATTGTTCGTATCAATAGCGTTTCCTGTGCAGGTAAAAGCTATGATGATACTTTGCTCGACGAGGGCATCCTGTGGTCTTTTGATACTACACAGGTTGCAGCAGAACCACAAGATATAGAACTAGATGAGGCAGATGAGGCAAATACTGCCGATGAACCGGATATCCCGCAAGAAGTAATTGCCTTTTGGGGAACCGGGTATTCTAAAGAGATGTATGAGCAGCTTGAACAACGTCGCAAATATTACAGTTCAAAATTTCCAGATGCCTTCTCTGATGCTGGCGGAAATGATATTGGTAGCGACGTGTTAATGAGACAACTCTGTAATCTTGAAGTAAGTATATCAAAAGACGCTGCTGCTGGACGCTCTATTGATAAGAGTGTCAATTCACTGAATACTCTGATCGGAAGTTTGAATCTTAAACCAGCTCAGAAGAAATCTGACGAACTGGATGCTTCAATAGCTAACACTCCGCTTGGCGTATGGTTATTTAGGTATGAGAACAAACGTCCATTACCTGAAATTGATAAATCTTTACAGGATGTCAACCGTATTAAAAAATACGTGTTCACATGGCTGGGGCATATATGCAAAATGTGTGGTGTAAAGAATGGATATACCAGGTTGTATGAGGATGAAATTAATAAACTTCGAGTAGAAAAACCTGAATACGAAGATGAGGACGATGAATCTGTATTGATTGATGCGTACTCAGAAAGTCAGGACGGTGATGAATAATGGATAGATATGAGTCTGTCATGGAGGGCGCTGCTATATGGGGCGCCTTTTATCGCGCCAATCCTGATAAGTTTGCCGAAGACTATTTACACATTCAGTTAAGACTATTTCAGCGAATCTTACTTGCAATGATGTTTTGGAGTACCACGTTTGTGTTAATTGCTTGTCGTGGTCTTGGTAAGACATACATCAGTGCTATTTACTGCGTCGTAAGATGCATCTTATATCCGGGTACAAAAATTTGTATTGCGTCCGGAACCAGAGGGCAGGCTATCAATGTTCTTGAGAAGATACTTCTTGAATTGAAGCCTCAATCAGAAGAATTGAGGGCTGAAATAGATGACAAGCAATCGAAGATCAACGGAACCAATGCACAGATTGTATTCTTCAATACAAGCGTCATCAAGGTAGTAACAGCCTCTGATAATGCCAGAGGTAACAGATGTAATGTGCTGCTACTGGATGAGTATCGACTGATCTCAAAAGATACGATCGACACTGTTCTGAAAAAGTTCCTCACATTAAGACGTATGCCGAGATACGAGGAACTGACAGACGCTGAGAAGAAGATTGAGTACGCAAAAGAAAAGAACTTAACTATGTATCTATCTTCTGCTTATTTCAAAGATCATTGGTCATATACGAAGTGTATGGATACCTTTGAAATTATGAAGGATGAGAACAGACATCAATTTGTATGCGGATTCCCGTATGAATTGTCTATCGAAGAAGGATTGCTTGACCCTGAGACAGTTGCGGATGATATGTCAGAAAGTGATTTCAGCGAAATTAAATGGAGTATGGAGATGGATGCTCTATGGTACGGTTCTGAAGACGGAGCATTTTTCGACTTCCCCACTATATCCAAAAACAGAACCATCAAATATCCAATGTTACCAGATGAAATTGCATCTAAGCTGAATAATTCTCAGAGCATCCGAATTCAGGAGAAAAACAATGGCGAAATAAGAGTCCTTTCTGCAGATATTGCATTAATGTCAAGCAGAAAGAACAATAACGATGCTACTGCTATCTTTATTAACCAAATGAAGCCTTCGAGAGCTGGTCGATATTCAAGCAATATTGTATATGCGGATGCTTGCGAAGGAATGAGAACTGACGAACAGGCATTATATATTCGTAAACTGTATGAAGATTACAAATGTGATTATATTGTGCTGGATACAAATGGTCTCGGTCTTGGTGTGTATGATGCTTTAGCAAGGGATATGGTCAACCCGGATACCGGAGAGCTATACCCGGCATTGTCTTGCTGTAACAATGCTGAGATGGCTTCAAGATGCACCGTTATTGGCGCAAAGAAGGTAATTTGGTCAATCAAGGCAAGCGCTCAGTTTAATTCAGACTGTGCTTTTATGTTAAGGGAAGCATTCCGCAGTGGTCGAATGCGATTACTTTCAACAGAATACGATGCTGAAAAATATCTGGCAGAGATACGTGGATATAATTCACTTTCTGATTCAGACAAAATGTCACTTCAGCTTCCGTATATCCACACAACTCTACTCGTAGATGAACTTACAAAGCTTTTATATGAAGAGTCTGGTGGAAAAATCAAAATTACAGAACGTGCTGGAATGCGTAAAGATAGATATTCCAGTCTTTCGTATAACTACTATGTTGCTATGCAAATTGAAAACAAAATGAGTAAGCGACAGAATATCGGCGATGGAGCATCCGATATGTTTATCATTAAAGCTCCAAATTATAGAAGAAAGGCGGTGAATGGATTGTATGGCAGAACAAAAGCAAGTTGGAGATTCTAGTGTCAAAGATTTTTCCGGCATGATAGGTATTTCTAGCAAATTTGCTGTTCTTAACAGATTGATTACTAGAGACCTAAACAATAACACTACTACTCCTACATTCTCTTTGTATTCCAAAGAAGATGTACAGGGGTATCTTGCCAACCCATATACATACGAAAAGCAAATTCGTAATGCTGTTACATATATATATGGTGCTTCTTCTCATTTTAGAAGAATCATTCAGTATTTTGCAAGTCTGTCTGATTTAGCATATGTAGTGTCTCCATATAAGATTGACCCTAAATCTACCAATGCCAAAACGATAAATCGAAATTATCGTAAGGTATTAAATGCTCTGTCTGCAATGAGCATTAAGACTCAGTTCCCGAAAATCCTAACCGTCTGCTTACGAGAGGATACATTCTACGGAACTATGTGGGTAACAAATGACAATATCACTATCCAGCAGCTGCCTAGTGATTATTGTGCTATATCCACAATCGAAGGAAATGTATTGAATGTATCCTTTGACTTTTCGTACTTTGATTCCCACAGTGCTCTATTGGAGTTTTACCCGCAGGAATTTAAGACAAAATACGCTGTTTACCAGAAGCAGCGTACATCAAGATGGCTTGAATTGGATTCTCCGACTTCATTTGCAATTAAGGTTAATAATGATATCCTGGCGTATTCTCTGCCACCGTTCATCGGTATATTAAGAGAATTGTATGATCTGGAGGATTACAAGCAGCTAAAATTAACCAAAACAGCATTGGAAAATTATGCAATGCTTGTAATGGCTCTTCCTATGGATAAAGATGGCAACTGGGGCATTGATCTGAACAAGGCGAAAGAATTCTGGCAGAACTTAGATTCTGTCCTTCCTGAAGAAGTTGGTTCCATCCTTACTCCAATGCCTATTACGAAGATCGGCTTTGAGAAGTCTAATACTGGCGATACAAATACAATAGCAGATGCAGAGCAGAATATTTTTACATCCGCTGGCGTATCTTCGCTTCTGTTTAATAATGAAAAGGCATCTGCTAATGCTCTTTCATTATCAATAAAAGCTGACCAAAGTCTTACATTCGGTATTGTACGAAGCATTGAAGACGCTGTAAATAGATTTATACAGGCTCAAAGCTATGGAAAGAATTTTAAAGTCACTTTTCTGGATGTATCTCCGTACAACCGAAAAGAAATGGGCGATGCATATCTCAAAGCTGCTTCATACGGACTTCCTACGATTGCAATGTATGCAGCGTCTCAGGGACTTGGACAGGCAGAACTTGATGCTATGAGTTTCCTTGAAACAGAGGTTATGGGTCTGCAAGATATGTTTAGACCAATTCAGAGTTCTACTCAGATGAGTGGCAATACCACATCTACGGACAGTAATGCTCCAACCGATGAAGGCGGCAGACCGCAGTCAGATGAAACGGATTTGACGGATAGTGGAGAACAATCCGCCGAGCAGAGTTCTGATTGGGGATAGGCGGTGATGATTCATGAAAAAATTCATATATGCTTTTAGTGAATCAGATAGAGACATACTTCTATCTCATGGATATACATTACTGAAAGCAGACAACATCAAAAAAATGTATGTATTTAAAAATAAAGAGGAATTGTGTTTCTCCATGAATGACGGAACATTTGCTCTTTCAGACATTTTAACTTTTTAGCCCGCATGAGTAATCATGCGGGTCTTTGTATTACGGAGGTTATAGATGAAAACAGAGATTTTAAATCTTACATACGCATCATCTTTAACCGATTTATGCGAGATTAACTCTTCTTTTGATTCCGGGATTCTTCGCATTGCATATACAGGAGATAACCGAAATGGCAGTTCTATTTCCAAAGATGTATTTGAAAGATGCATCAAAACGATTTATAACTGCCCGGTTGTATGCAATTACGACAGAGAGACTGATACTCTCGGTGGTCATGACATGGAACTTGTCCGCAAGGATGACGGCAGTTTGATTCTTGTGAATCTAACTCAGCCTATTGGCGTAGTTCCACAGACAGCAA